CAGTTGAATATATAGGAAGGCCTTCCGGAACAGCAGTGTATCAAAACACGCAAAGATCATTATCATTTAGTTTTAAAGTATATGCACAAATGCAAGCTGAAATGGCTGGGATGTGGAATAAAATAAATAAATTAGCTACATATTGTTATCCAAAGTATGTAGGAGTTGATGGCGATAGAATGCAAGGTCCTATGATGTCTTTAACTATAGGTGACTTATATGTAGATTTAAAAGGCTATATGACAAGCTTATCATATTCCTTTCCAGACGATTTATATTGGGATGTAAATCAAGTAAGTGCAACATTAAGCCCAGACAACTCACAATATCAACTACCTAGAGCAATTGATGTAACATTACAATTTGTACCTCTAAATCACCAATTAGAAGACAGAGGAAAACAACTTAATTTATATGGCCCAGCAATAGATACTGATAAGCCATTAATTGCTCAAGGAAGTAGAATAAAATATTATGATGATTAGGAGGTATGTAAATGTCAAGCAGATATTCAAATACAAAAATTAAAAAGGATGATAAAGGTAAACTTCAATATGGCACAACTATTTATCCAACACTTCCTCCACAATCAAGTGATGTATTTGTTATGACCCAACCTGGCGATAGATTAGATCTATTGGCAAATCAATATTATGGTGACCAGGATCTTTGGTGGATAATTGCAAATGCAAATGATGATTGCGGAAAAGGTTCAACAGCTGTACCACCTAATAAACAACTTAGAATACCTATGAATCCTACTGCATATAAACAGGCCTTAAAGCAAGCGCAAGGAGACTAGTTTATGAGAGGGTTATTCTTAGAACCTATTGACAATGTAATACAACAAGAGCTTGTTCGTAGGAGAAAAATATTATCGGCTGCAAACAGAAGTAAATCGGCAACAACAGGTACAAGTTTTGAATGGGAAGAATACTTTGGTAAAACGCCTTGGATAAAAATAGTATCTAATGCAATGATTAAAAAGGCCGATGGAAGTTATGATGATCAAATAAGATTAAATCATATTCTTCAATCAGGTGTTGTTGATCCAAATGCACTAATACCTGGTACATTGGCGCAAACGGCCGACCTATTTAGGCCAGATATGAGAATGACTCCCCTCCCTGCACTAACAAGATTAACTGTTGAAACAAAGGGAAAATTAGGATCAATCAAGGAAGCAAAATTTACATTCACAGTTTATCACGAAGATGACCTAGACCTATATGAACAATTATATATGGTACCTGGGGTAACATTATGTGTTGAATATGGATGGAGTATTTACCAAGGAGTCACTATAGGTCAAGATCCAAGCTTGGTATCAAAGGATGATTATGCAAAAGCAATAATTGATGGAGTATTTAATTCAGACGGACCAGGTAGATATGATGGTTTATTAGGAATAGTTAAAAACTTTAATTATAGTGTACAGCCAGATGGTTCATATGAATGTAGTGTAGAAGCAACTAGTCCTAATTCAATATTAATGGGTCTTACTAATCAGGACAGTGACAGATATCCTAAGTATGAAATGGTAATGGAAAACCAAGATGGTGAACCAGGACAAGTTAGACCTGTAAGACCAACGTCAATGATATATAGAATTTTAAGAAAAGGTGGATTGACGAAGGATGATTTAGATGGTACAGGAATATTAAAATATAATATATATGATACAGCTGCTGCTTCACCTAAAGAAGTTACTGGAAAAACAATACTTGCCAATGCAGGTATAAAGGCTGACGGGGATTCACTACCTCACTGGATGAAAGTAAAAAGAGGTGATGAAAAATATAAGTACTATCATATAGTTGAACGTGAACAAAATAAATATAAAGTAAATGGAACAGACTATGGTGCAGTAACTGGAGAAGAATCCGCCATTATTGGATTTGAAACTTTATTTTCAGGTGAATCAAAATCAACTACATATGTATCATACGGATTTGTAGAAGACATAATAGTAAATAAATTTATGACACCTTTAGCTGTAAATGATAATGGTGACAATAAAGGAATAGCCACATTTGCAAGTATAGTTCCAGAATCAGATGGAAGTGGAGGAATAGCTAGCCTAGAAGGTGTTAAAATTGCAAATCCTAAAGGATTAATATCATGTGATCCAAAAATATGTATACTACCAGGACAACAAAATATATTTACTAATGATAATGACGCAAAAGCACTGGCTGAAGAAGAATTCAATAAAACATATTTGTCTGAAAAACAAAAGAAGGCGTATAAAAAGGCCAAACAAAAGCCACCAAAATTTAAAGATGAAGCACACTATAGGCATATAAATACTCCAGGTGATTTTGCAAGATTCCAAGAAAAAGATGTAAAATCTAGACTTCAACAGGATGGAAAAGGTGAAACTCTAAACGCCTTTGATGCAGGTGATAACAAAGGATATCTTAGAAACATAATGATAAATTTAGATGTTGTAGAGCGTGCACTTCAATCTGTAAGAGACGATGAAAAAGTAAATGCAGTACAGTCATTTTTAATATCAATTTTAAACAATGTAAATAGTGCATGCGGAGGTGTATGGGATTTTGTTGTTAGAACAGTAGATGAAGGAATCTGGCCAAGATGTACAGTAATGGATGCATCTGAATCTGAAGATGTAGAAGTTAGTGATGGACCATCTGAACAATTTCAAGATGTTTTTGATTTAGGAGGCCTTTCAAAGTTTACACTATTACAGTCAATGACAATGCAATCAAAGATACCTAATGGAATGAAGGCTATGGCGTATTTAGGTGCAGTATCTAAATTATCTGACGGAGGTCAGGCAAAAAAGACTTTTGGCCAAAGTGCATATTCAAATAGCGTTGTTGATAGACTAACACAAAGTAGTGATATAGCATCAGACATTGAAGAACAAGAAAAAAGTGTAGAGACAGATCCCCAAGGAAACCCAACCGGAGATGCAGAGTCAGCAAAGACAAGAATGATTTTGTCACACTGGGTTCATACAGGTGGAGATGAAACTGCAATATCTGATACCAAGGAAGCATTAAAAGAATATGTGTTACAGGAAGAGTCAACAGGAAATGGACACTATAAGGCACCAATACTTGCAATGGAGGGAGACTTTACACTTGAAGGTATAAGTGGAATATTTATAGGTGCAGCTGTTACGTCAAAACATGGACTTCCTAAAAGAAACCAAGATAGAGTTGCATTTCAGGTAATGGGTGTTTCACATAACATTGATGGAAAAACATGGACAACACAACTTAGAGGTATGATGAGAATAGTTTCATAATGGCAAAGACATCATCAAAATACGGAGGAAATATAATACCACAATCACCTGGTAGTTTCCTTACACCTGCTTCAAAGCAAGTAAGAATAGGTATTTCTGGAACATATCCTAATAGGAGGTATCCCGATAATAAACCTGTTCCTACAAAATTACCTGCAAACTATAATTTACCTCAGGTTTTAAAACAGAGATGTGGAGCTTGCGGATTTTTCCTTTCAGCAGCGGATCCTAGAGATGGAGGATATTGCCTTAAGTGGCAAGTATTAGTTAGACAAAAGTATTGGTGTAAAAGCTGGAAATCAAAAATTACTGATATAAATCAATCTGGAAACTATAAGCATTTATATACTGCAGGATTTGAATTTGTTGATGAACAAGGACAGCTATATGAAGGATGGTATCACATACATCCGGATAAAGGTGCAATGGAAGGAAAGGTTCATCAACCACAGCCACATAGAAGATTAACTGCATTGACTGTTGATGCAAAAGAATACCTCCTATCTGTCCAAGGAGAATTATTACAACCAGGATCTGTTCCACCTGTTGGACAGTACTTACCTTGGCCAACTTTAAAGGATTTTGAAAAAGGAACAATAAAAAGGGCATTTATTGAAAAAAGAAATGAACCTTTTATATTTGAAGTTAATCCTAAACTTGCAGGAAAAATCCATACTAAAATGGGACTAAATTTATATAAGTTAATAAAAATAGATTGGTACATATCAGGTCCAACTGAATTTTTAGAAAAAAAGAATTCTGAAGTTTTAGCTGAAGCTGAAGAAAATACTTTACTTTTAAAGGGAATGCTACAAAATCTAACACAACTATCCGATTTAAGGGAAACTGCCGCAAGACCAACAGAGGTTTCAAACTTGTATCATCCATCACCTATATCTAAGGGTGCACTTAATGCAGCTGGAAGTCCAGTTAATGAAAATGCAACATTCAATCTTGATATGAAAACAGGTCCTGCATTTACAAAAACATATCAGCCTGCTAAACAACCTATTAATGAACCACCTCCTTCAAAGATAGTAAATATTCCAACAGCACCTTTTACTAGAGGAACATCAGGTAAATCTGGAAAAACAGGAACCCTGGTAGATGTAGCTGGTGTAACTGTATCTGCTAAAAAATCAGGACTATTACCAAAAGGTGAACCTATTACAAAAGTATCAGTTGCTAAGAATAGACCTGTAAAAATGGTTAAGTTTTCAAAAGGTAAAGGCGGATCATCATATTAGCGTCACCGCTGTTGTGCTTCCCTTGTTTTTATCATTAAAATATTTTTTTATTTCAATTATTTTTGTTATATTATAGACAATAAGTTATGTTTATAGAAAAAGAAAAATTACCAATTTTATTAGATATAGTTAATAAAGAACCTATAGTTGCATTACCAATAATGTCTGACTATAGCAAGCACTATATGAATAGTGATATTAGTTGTCTATACATATTTACAGTAAAATCAAACAAGGAATTTATTATTTCATATAATCATTATGATATAGAAAGTAACATAACATATTCTAAAGACCTACTAAAAAACTGCCCACAAATACATGTTTGGGATAGTAAAATATTTAGAAACTTATATATAAATGACAATGTAATTGATCATGGATTGATTAATTATTTGGATATTAACTCTCAGCTAGATGCACAAAATTATGAAACACATACTCATAAATTTTATCAAAATGAATATTGGAAATATGGTAATATAAATAACATAATACCAATAATGAAACATCTAGAAACATGTAGGCACATGACTAAATTGATCACAAATAAAATATCAATAGATTTACCAGAATCGTTTACACCATATAATGATGATGTTATTAGGGTATACTCTCAAATTGAAAAATCAGGTTTATGTATTAATACTGATGAATTTTTAGAATCATTTGGTAAATATTCAAAAAAACATATAAAAGACAATATTGTATTTACTCAATACAATATGTATACAACAACAGGCCGGCCAAGTAATAGTCATGGTGGGGTAAATTATGCTGCACTTAATAAAGATGATGGTTCACGTAAATGTTTTATTAGTAGGCATAAAAATGGACGTTTAGTTGAATTTGATTTTGATTCATATCACTTAAGATTGATAGCAACAATAATAAATGAAAAATTACCTGATTCTTCAATTCATAAATACTTTGGAAAAATGTATTTCAATAAAGAAAATCTATCGGCAGCTGAATATGTAAAGTCTAAGGAAATATCATTTAAAATATTGTATGGTGGTGTACCTGATGAATATAAACATATACCATTCTTTTCAAAAATAGATAGATTTATTAATGATTTATATAATGATATGCTAACATTTGGTTATATAAAAACGGCATTACTAAATAGAAAAATGATTGGTAAAAATTACGAATCATTAACCAGAACTAAACTATTTAATTATTACATACAGGCAATGGAAACTGAAAGTAATGTAATAATGTTCGATAAAATACTAAACCTATTAAATGGTAAAAACACCAACCTAGTTTTAACCACATATGATTCTTTACTTTTTGATTTTGATATTAATGAAGGAAAAAAATTACTAAATGATATAGAGTTATGTTTTGACTATCCTGTTAAAATGTCAGTTGGCAAAAATTATGATTCAATGAAAATAGTGAATAAATAAAGTCCGGCTTTATATTTATTATTTGTAAAGGATAATAATATGAAGAAAATTGACAGACTAATACGTGAGTGGTTCTACTTACATCCTGCAGGATATGCAAATAAGCCATATTCACAAAATGACTTAAAAATACTTGAGTCAGCAATGGTTGCTCTTGACTTCAATTATAATGAAATAGAATCAGTACTAAAAAAATTATTTGAAAAAATTGATCCAGATAAAACTATAAAATATAAAGATAGTGATGGTCAATCTAAAGAAATGCCTTTTAGCTCAGCTGTGAAATTAAAAAAGGATCATCCTGCAAGAATAGAAGCTGAAAAGCTCAAATCAAAAGATACACCAGGACAAGACTCAGGTCAAGAACCCGTAAAAGGTGCTAGTTTATTCAAAACGGTAGAACCTGGTTCATCAGCAGCAAAAGATATTGATAAGAAGAAAAAGTCACAACCTCCATCTCCTGAACAATTAAGTAAAAATTTAAAACAAACACTTAGTCCTGAGGTAAGAATTACTAACCCTGAGGTACAGGCTGAAATGAAAGCTGATGATAGCGAAGAACAACAAAGGTTAAACGAACTTTCTAAATTAAAGAATCAAATTAAAATGGAAGGTGACTTTAAACAAAAATCATCAACATTAGTTGCAATAGGTCATCTATATGGAAAGAGAAGCAATTCAGGATTTGGAAAAAATTTAATTGGAGAAGTTGATAGGGATCAATTAAATTTAAATAAGGATAATCTTATTGAAGGATATGATGACGCAAAACCAGAGCTTGTTGAAAAATATGTTAGAGGTGTTAGAAAACATAAAGTAACAGAAGATTTTGTAAACAAGTCATATGACTCTTTGCCATCATCGTTAAAATCTGCACTTAATGGAAAAGGAAAAGTTGGTGATAGGGAAATAGGTCCTGTTGGTGGCCACTTTCTAGGATATAGAAAAAATGATGGATCCACAACTACTGATTTTAGTGATTCAGATATTGCTAAAGATAGTGATGGAAATCCAGTAATCATAAGAGGAAATGTTGGTAACACCTCAAGAGGTAAACTTGTTTGGAGAATATATCTAGAACAAGGAGGAATAGATGCATATACAGGACTTCCTCTAAATTTAGAATCAATGGACCTTGAACATGTTGTAGGCTTTAAAAACTCAGATAAAGGTGAACCAACAACTAAAGATTATGGTGATAGGGAACATGAGGCAAATCATGTACTAACATCGTCAAAGGCGAATCAAAATAAATCAGACATGTCAATGAAAGAGTTTTTTGAAAAGCAAGTGGATCCTTTAGCCGATAAAACTCCTGAAGAATTTGGAAAGCTTGAAAAAGGAATAGAAAAAGCAAATCAAATAACACCAAGAACTGAACAAACTGCATTAAGATTAATGGATGACCCTGAGTTTAAATTAAAAGGTGGTGGAACAACAAAAGATCCAAATGATCCAAACATACAAACTACAGACCTTGGAACCCCAAGAGTAGAAGATGCAAACTTGTCTAAAAATATTACGCCAAATAGTTTACAACAGGAATTTGACTATGAAGAAGAAGAGTATAATACATTAAGGGCCAGTTTACTAAAGGATATCACAGATCCTGCAGATGTTAAAAAAATAAAAAGACTAAATACTAAAATAGGTAAAAGAACTATAAATGCACTTGGATTACCAGCTGGTATACCTGATCCTAGTGGTAGAAGAACAAATGCAATATCAGGTTCTGATAACTTTTATAGGGGATTTTTATTATCTATGGCTGAAGCTAAACCTGAAGATCGTGGTAAATTTAAAGAATGTTGGAGACTTGCAACTAAAATTGCAAGTTCACAAGAGGTAAGATCACAAGGTAGGACATCACAATCACAAAAATTTTTAAAACATTTAAGGGATAATAAATGTATTAGTGAAAGTGTACTAAATGATAAAAGGTACTCAAAATTGTTTAGATATAAAAATGAAAAAGGTGAAATTATATAATGAATACTCAACTATTATGTACATTTACAGCTCAAAATAATTTACAACAAACTGTTGATGTAATAGTTGATACTTATGATGTTTTATATAATAAAATATTTATTCTATGTAATGTTGAAGATAATCGTGAATTGATGTGCACATATAATATTCAAAAAACACAAAATTTTGAAATATTAAATAATACCATAAGTTTACACAGAAAAAAACAAACAAATACACTATATACTATTAATGCATTAAATAGATTAATTGAATCCTTAAATAACGGTGTATTAGATACTTCATATAAAATAATATGGGAAAATTATAGAAACTGCTTATTAACAACTAATGAATTAGGTCTTAAACAAATAAATACAAATATTCACGAAATAGTGCGCATAAAGATTAAAGATTGATATTTATATCGGATTGGAAAATAAAACATAAATAATTTTTTTATATGACAAATTTTTGTTATATTATATAAAAAATAAAAAAATACAAAATAGCAAATGAAAGACTTATTATTAGCCTTAGCCTTTTATACTATAGGGCATACATTAATCTGGTTTCAAACCAACGGACAATTTCTTTGGAAATGGTTTGAAAAAAATCCATTTTTACTTTCAATAACTTTAGGAACAATTATATCATATACATTTATACTTGGTACAAAACACATAGTACTGTATTCAGGTGGATTGTTATGGCCTGGACGACTATTAGGATTTGGAATTGGAATAACCGCATTTACAATATTAACATTAATATATTTTGGTGAAGGACTTTCATCAAAAACTATAACATCACTAATATTGGCAATAGGTTTGGTTTGTATACAGATTTTTTGGAAATAATTTTTTTATATGCGAAAATTTTGTTATATTGAGTATTAATAAATAATAAAGGAGAAAAACATGGATAGTGTTGAAAAAATTCAAGAAGTATTGGATAACATACAACCTGATGTTACCAAGTTTAGCGGAGGTAATAAATCTGCTGGAACAAGAATTAGAAAAGCAATGCAGGAAATTAAAAAATTGGCTCAAGACGTAAGAGTTGAGGTCCAAGATAAAAAAAATAGTAAATAATAATTAAAAGGAGTAAATAATGGCATTAGATTTAGAAGCTATAAGACAAAAGTTAAATAACTTACAAAGTCAAACTGGAAAACAGGATAACTTATGGAAACCTGAACCAGGAAAAAATCAAATTAGAATTGTACCATATCAGTATAATAAAGATAACCCGTTTATTGAATTATACTTTCATTATGATTTAGGTAAGAAAAACTACTTATCACCTATTACATTTGGTGAAGCTGACCCAGCAGTTGAATTTGCTGAAAAGTTAAAAGCAACTGGAAATCAAGATGATTGGAAAATGGCAAGAAAACTAGAACCAAAAATGAGATGTTATGTACCTGTATTAATTAGAGGTAAAGAATCAGAAGGTGTTAAATTTTGGGGATTTGGTAAAACTGTATATCAAGAACTGTTAAGTTTCATAGCAGACCCAGATTATGGTGACATTACTGATTTAAGATCAGGTAGAGATGTTGTAGTTGAGTATCTTACACCAGAAGAAGCAGGTAATAGTTTTGGTAAAACAACAATTAGAGTTAAGCCAAATCAAACAGCTGCAACAGAAGATAAAAATGTTGCTGAAAAAGTTGTAAGTGGTCAAAAAGATATAAACGAAATCTTTAGAAAAGTTTCATACGATGATTTAAAAGCTGCATTGGAAACTTGGTTAGATCCAGAAAGTGAATCAGGAGAAAGTCCTTCACCAACTGGAAATGGCCAAACTACACAAGCAGATACAACAGTTAAAAAGACTGATGATATATCGGCAGCATTTGATAATTTGTTTGATAACTAGGAGGATATAGATGGCAAAGAAAGTAACAACAAATAGAGATTCTTTAGCAGACATACTTGCTGACAGTTTAAATAAAAAGTTTAAAGACTATAAGGTTGCTTATTTTCTTGACGGTACTGAAGAAACTCCAACCGACCTAACAGAATGGATAAGCACAGGGTCATCAATGTTAGACATTGCAATTTCAAACAGAAAAAATGGTGGAATACCAGTTGGTAGAATTACCGAAATAACTGGTTTGGAAGGAAGTGGTAAAAGTCTTATGGCTGCACATATTCTTGCAAATACACAAAAGCAAGGTGGTATGGCCGTATACATTGATACTGAAAATGCTATGAACGAAGAATTTGCTCGAGCAGTAGGTATAGACATTAAAAATATGTTATACATACAATTGGAAACAATAGAGGAAATATTCGAGGTTATGGAAAACATAGTAACAAAAGTTAGGGAAGGTGATAGTGATAGGTTAGTTACAATAGTAGTTGATTCATTGGCTGGAGCTACAACTAAAGTTGAAAGCGAAGCTGACTATAGTAAAGACGGATGGGCTACTAGTAAGGCTATCATTTTGTCAAAAGCAATGAGAAAAATTACTCAAATGATTGGAAGACAGAGAATATGTGCTGTATTTACAAATCAGCTTAGACAAAAAATGGGAGTAATGTTTGGTGATCCTTGGACTACTTCTGGAGGAAAGGCAGTTGCTTTTCACTCTAGTTGTAGATTAAGGTTAAAGCCAATGGGTCAGATAAAGGCCAAGGTAGATGGCCAAGACCAGGTAATAGGAATAAAAACAGTTGCACAAGTTGTAAAAAATAGAATGGGACCACCATTAAGAAAATCACAATTTGAAATATACTTTGAAAGTGGAATTGATGATTTAGGTGGATGGTTACAGGTTATGAAAGACTACAAACTTGTAAAACAAGGAGGAAGTTGGTATACATATACTGATAAATCTGGTAAAGACCATAAATTTATGTCAAAGGATTGGAATGATTTACTAACAAACAATCCAGACCTAAAGCAAGAAATTTATGATTTAATAACTGAAACTGTTATTATGAACTATAAGGTTGATAATTTTGGAATTGATGATATTGAAATTAGCAATGAACCGGTACCTGAAAATTAATATATCCTTATATGATGGGAAGCAAGTCTTCCCTGAGTCTTACGATAACGGCCACCTTCACGTGGTGTAAGACGTTACGGTCAAAAGTCCTCACGAGTATAATGACTATTTTGATCAACTAAGAGCCGTAAATTTTAGTAGTATTAGAGGTAACATTGATTGGTCCAGTGACCCCAATTAAATGTAAATAATATGACAGAACAAATAGTTTTGATGTAAAGCTGATACCAAGTGTCTTTTAACCGTCACTGTTGAAAGAAATAGAAAATACATCTAAATATTAGCTTCTAATACTACATTTTTTCTCTTAAAAATTTTTTTATCCCAATTGTTTTGGTTATATTTAATTAAATAAATAGATTAGAAGATTATGAACAAAAAGTATTTTTCAATTTTAGAAACACTAAAAGAAAATAAAAACACAGAATCAGGACCAAATGATAGGATATTACTTATTGATGGACTAAATACTTTCATTAGAAGTTTTGCAGCAAATCCAGTTACAAATGACGATGGAATTCATGTAGGAGGAATAACAGGATTTTTAATGTCAATAGGCTATGCAATTAGAAACATAAAACCAACAAGAGTAATTATATGCTGGGATGGAAAAGGTGGTAGCCAAAGGCGTAGAAAATTGTTTCCGGAATATAAAGGAAATAGGCGTGTAAGATCTAGGTTAACAAGACATGTTAGTATCGGAACTATGGAAGATGAAAAAGTTGCAATGAAAAACCAATTACTAAGACTTTCACAATATATTGATACATTACCTCTTCACATGGTATCAGTGGAGAATATTGAAGCTGATGATTCTATTGCATATATATGCGAGCAATTGTATCCAAAGAGTCAAGTATTTATTATGTCAACTGATAAAGACTTTATGCAACTTGTAAGTGATCGTGTAACAGTATGGTCACCAACAAAAAAGAAGTACTACTTTGCAGATACAATTAAAGAAGAATATGGAATCCATCCAAATAATTTTTTAATGTTTAGAACAATAACAGGTGATGGTTCAGATAATATACCTGGAATACGTGGTGCAGGACTAAAGACATTAATAAATAGAATGCCTATAATTGCAGGTAAAGAAAACATAACGGTTGATCAAATTGTTGAATTCTGTAAGAAAAATACAAATATTAAAATACTAAAAACAATTTCAGAGTCGGCTGATTTATTAAACTTAAATTATGACTTAATGCAATTAAACAATGTTGATATATCAGGCTCAGCAAAATTAAAAATAAATAATTGTGTAAAGGAAAAAATACCAAGATTAGTTAAATATGAATTTTTAAAAATGATGATAGAGGATAACATAAACAATGCAATCAAAAACCCAGAGTTTTGGTTAAGAGATACTTTTCTATCGTTAGATACTTATGCAGGAATGACACATGGCAGATAAACTATCAGAATTTGGATATAATTTTCAGATAAAATTAATAGCATCACTATTTACAGATAGGGCATACTTACAACAAATATCTGATATTTTAGAACCTAATATGTTTGAAAGCGAAGCTAATTATTTTATAGTTGATACTATTAAAAAATATTTTCAAACATACAAATCTCCACCTACTATGGAAGTAATGAAAGTACAGGTTGAAGAAATTGATAATGATGTACTAAAGACAACTGTAGTGGATCATCTAAAGGATTCATACAAACAATTAGAATCAGATGACCTTGAATTTGTAAAAGAAAAAACTTTAATGTTTTGTAAAAATCAAAAATTAAAAAAGGCAATTATTAGGTCTGTTGATTTACTAAAGGACAACGATTTTGAATCAATTAAAACAGTAATTGATGAATCACTAAAGGCAGGTTCAGATAGAGATGTCGGCCATGAATATTTAGAGGAAATAGATCTAAGATATGAAGAAAGTGTTAGAAATGTAGTAACTACAGGATGGGAAGTAATTGATGATCTTGCTGATGGTGGTTTAGGTAAAGGTGAACTTGGAGTTATGGTCGCCCCTGCAGGTATTGGTAAGTCGTGGGCACTAGTAAATATAGGTGCAAATGCTGTTAAAGCAGGACTAAAAGTTATACATTATACACTAGAATTAAATGAACACTATGTAGGTCTAAGATATGATAGTGTATTTACAGGTATTGCTGCACAAGATTTAAAATACAATATTGATGATGTAAAGAAAAGGCTTACTAATGTAGAAGGAAATCTTATTGTAAAGTATTATCCAACTAAAGGTGCATCTGTGAATTCAATATCTGCACATATTGAAAAATGCATGGTACAAGGATTTAAACCTGATATGGTAATAGTAGATTATGCAGATCTATTAAGAGGTTCTGGAAAATCTAGAGAACTAAGACATGAACTTGGAAATCTATATGAAGATCTTCGAGGAATTGCAGGTGAACATGAAATACCAGTTTGGACAGCATCTCAAGCAAATAGGTCAGCTTTGGAGGAAGATGTTATCGGTGCAGAAAAAATAGCAGAGTCATATGCAAAAATAATGACGGCTGACTTTGTAATATCATTAAGTAGAAAAATTGAAGATAAGATAGCAGGCACAGGAAGATGGCATGTTATTAAAAATAGATTTGGTCCTGATGGTATTACACTACCAAGTAAAATGAATGCGAGTAATGGTCAAATAGATATCTATGAATCGGATTCAATACAAGGTCAAGAAACCAGAAAAGATATGAATAATCATTCTGAGTATTTAAGAAAAATGATGGCAAATAAATATAAAGAACTTGATAGTTAACTTTATATATGTATATTTTGATATTTATAGTTACATACAGGACTATAAGTCCTTTTGTTATCTAATAGGAGTTATTAAATGAATAAATTATTTGAAGAAAGAATCCCATACAAACCGTTTGAATATCCAGTTTATTATACTGAAGGTTGGCTAAAACAGGCACAAGCATTTTGGTTACATACTGAAATATCAATGCAAGGTGATGTAAAGGATTGGAAAGAAAAATTAACACCAGCTGAAAAAAATTTAGTAGGAAATATACTTTTAGGATTTGCACAAACCGAATGTGCAGTAAGTGATTACTGGACTGGAATGGTTACAAAGTGGTTTCCTAAATATGAAATACAACAAATGGCAATGATGTTTGGAAGTCAAGAAACAATACATGCAGTTGCTTACAGCTACTTAAATGAAACATTAGGACTTGAAGATTTTGAAGCATTTTTACACGAACCTGCAACGGCAGATAAGTTTGAACTGCTTATGAATACAAGTGCAGATTACACACATAAGGATTTGGCCAAAGATGGAAAGGCAAGGCAGGAGGTTGCAAGAAGTCTAGCAATCTTTAGTGCATTTGCAGAAGGTGTAAGTCTTTATAGTTCTTTTGCTGTTTTATATAGCTTCCAAATGAGAAACTTTTTAAAAGGGATTGGTCAACAAATGAAATGGAGTGTAAGAGATGAGTCTTTACACAGTAGAATGGGATGTAAATTATTTAATCACATGTGTGAAGAATATCCAGAACTACGTGAACAGTCAAAGGATTCAATAGTTGAAGCTGCAAAAATGATTGTTGAATTGGAAGAAAAGTTTATTGACAAAATGTTTGAAATGGGAGACTTAGAAAATTTATCTGCATCAGATCTAAAGGAGTTCATTAAGCAAAGAACAAATGATAAATTACGGGAGTTAGGATATGAAGAAATATTTATTGTCAATCAAGAACAAGCTGGTAATTTGGATTGGTTCTATCATCTTACTGGTGGGCACACTCACACTGACTTTTTTAGTGTTAGGCCTACTGATTATAGCAAGGCTGGTGAAGATGATGATTGGGATGATTTATTTTAAGAGGTTATAATTATGAAAAATCATGCAGAACATTTAGGTTGGGAAGTTGATGTAGATTTTCCAAGTTGGGCAAATAATCAAGTATATGTTGATACAATATCTAGAGGATATTTGTATAATGGTGAAAAACCTAAAGATGCTTATTGGAGGGTATGTACCACCGTTGCAAAAAGACTAGGCAAACCAGAATTAGCAACAAAGTTTTTTGATTATATATGGAAAGGTTGGTTATGTTTAGCCAGCCCGGTACTTAGCAATACAGGATTAGAGAGAGGATTACCAATAAGTTGTTTTGGGATTGATGTTGCCGATAGTATACATGACATTGGTAGAAAGAATCTTGAAATGATGTTGTTGGCAAAACATGGTGGCGGGGTAGGTATTGGTATAAATCAAATCCGACCTGCAGGAAGTCCAATTACTGGAAATGGAACTACCGACGGTGTTGTTCCTTTTTGTAAAATCTATGATTCAACAATATTGGCAACAAATCAGGGAAGTGTTAGAAGAGGGGCTGCCAGTGTAAACTTAAATATAGAACATAATGATTTTGAGGATTGGCTAGAAATTAGGGAACCTAAAGGTGATGTAAATAGACAATCACTTAATCTCCATCAGTGTGCACTCGTTGGTGATAAATTTATGAGAAAATTAGAGGCAGGTGACAAAGAATCTAGAAGAAAGTGGGCAAACTTATTGAAGAAGAGAAGACAAACTGGTGAACCATATATTATGTACAGAGGTAATGTTAATAAACAAAACCCAGAGGCATATAAGAAAAATGCACTAAAATGTTATATGACTAATATATGTAGTGAAATTGTATTACATACGGATGAGAGCCATAGCTTTGTGTGTTGTCTTAGTTCATTAAATTTAGCAAAATATGATGAGTGGAAAGATACTGATTTAATTTATACATCTACTTGGTTCCTGGATGGTGTCCTTGAGGAATTTATACAAAAGGCAAAATATAGACAAGGATTTGAAAATTCTGTAAGAAGTGCAGAAAAAGGTAGGGCATTAGGTTTAGGCGTATTAGGATGGCATACATATTTACAACAAAGAGGTGTTTCGTTTGAAAGTTTAACTGCACAATTTGAAACACGTAGAATATTTGGTCAAATACAAACTGAAACTGAGCAAGCATCTAGGGATTTGGCAACTGAATATGGTGAACCATTATGGTGCGTAGGTACCGGGATGAGAAATACTCACTTAAGAGCAATTGCACCTACAGTTTCTAATAGTAAATTAGCTGGTGGTGTTAGTTCAGGTATAGAACCAATACCAGCAAATGTATATACTGAACAGAGTGCAAAAGGAACATTTATTAGAAAAAATAAAGAATTAGAAAAAGTATTAAGAAAGGCAGGAATAAATAATAAAGAAACATGGGATAAAATATTGGCAGATGGTGGAAGCATACAGGACATCAATGAATTGGATAAATGGTGTTACTTAAAAGGAAAAATAACATTATGTGAAAATGTACCTAAAGAAGATGAGCCAATACCGGTTAAAGAGGTTTACAAAACTTTTAAAGAAATTAACCAATTAGAATTAGTAAGACAGGCTGGCATTAGACAACAATATGTTGACCAGGCAGTTTCACTAAATCTTGCTTTTCCTAAAGAGGCTACGCCAAAATGGATAAACCAAGTTCACCTTGAAGCTTGGAAGCAAGGCGTAAAAACTCTTTACTACGTAAGAACCGAAAGTGTACTTAGAGGTGATATTGCTGCAAATGCTATGAAGGAGTGTACTGTTTGTGAGGGGTAACCGTCATGAAAAAAGCAGACAAAATAATAGAGCAACAAAGGTTATTAAAAAAGGAATTAGAAAAAATACAAAAAAAATGTAATCACAATAGTAAAGCTATAAAGTTCAATAATGATGAAAATAGGTATATGTGGACATGTGATGAATGTCAAAGCTCATTGAGTTATCCATCACCAAATGAAATTGAAGATTATTTAAAATAAAGGTTATATGAAAAACTATTTAATTGGATCAAATAATTATGCACTACTTGCTTCTTATCTTTTAAGTGACATAACAATTATACCAACAAGTAAATTTGAAGCAAACAATGTAGAACCCGAATTCTTACCTAACACTCCGGAAATAATTAATATCGTAAATTCATTAGGACTAAAATATAAGGTAAAAATATTAAATGCATTTTTTGATGATAGAGGCAAAATATCAACAGTACCTTCAGATTCATTTAAAAATGTATATGCACTATCAACTAGGGGAAAACTTGCAGTTGAAAATAGTTACTTTGAAAAATTTAAAGGTAGCATGGAATATGTTTCAATAAAAAATAAAGGACCATTTGAAAGTTTCTACTTACTATTTAAAGAGATTAAGAAAAATATTGTTCTTAAGGATATGATAGATTCTGAGATAGATTCTATTAGTGTTAAAGATAGTAACATAATACTATCAGATGGAAATATACTTGAATATAAAAGACTAATATGGACTGGTGATATAAAAAATTTAGATAAAAAACTTAATTTATTTACAAAAAAAATATATGTATATGTATGTGAATACAATAACGAGGCTGATAAAAAAATGTCAAACTTTTTTAGCTTTGGATATTCAACAGGTAAAACATACTTTAGAACTATTTATTTAAAAGACAAAATTGAATATCATTGTATGAAGAGAACATTTAAAGATGAAATTGATGGCAATAAAATAGTAAACAGTTTTAATACGGAACAAATAATTGATAATTTAAGAAAAACAAACATGTATAATATAGATCTAATAAGTATGTACTCACAGTGGAATTTAGGTTATTCAATTAGTCAAGCATACCGTGATTGTAAAGAATTGTATGAATATTACAATTTAGATAAAAAAATAGGTGATAATATTTTTAAATCCCAACAAAATTTGTTATATTAGATAAAATAAATAATAAAGGTTATATTATGAATATTTACAAAAATCTTAATGAAGCATTCTGGCATGAACTCAATAGTATATCTATAATGGGTAAAAATGTAGAAAGCCGTGGTACAAAACAAAAAGAAATACTTTTTAGAAATTTTACCATAGAAGATCCAACAGACTTAGATATAGTTTGGCCAAGTAGAAAATTTAATACAACATATACACTTGCTGAATTTCTTTGGTATCTGTCAAGAAATCCTAACTCAGTTAACATTGGAAAATTTGCAAGAATTTGGTTAAACATCAAAGATAACGAAGATAATGTAGAATCAAATTATGGCTGTTATGTATTTGGTAGTCAATGGGACTGGGCAGTAAAAGAATTGTTAGATGACAAGGATAGTCGACGTGCAACATTTGTAATTGGTCAACCATATCACAAAACAAAAAATCCTAATGATATACCATGTACACAATATCTTCAATTTTTTATACGTGACAATAAACTTCATATGGGAACATACATGAGAAGTAATGACATTGTATTTGGTATGTCAAATGATATTTTTATATTTTGTTTGTTTCAACAATTAATGTTTAATGAATTAAAACAACATTACCCTGATTTACAAATAGGTACATACCATCACCATGCAGGAAGTTTACACTTATATGAAATGCATTATGATATGGCTGCACAAATATTGGAAGGTGATAGGGCATCTGAGGATTATGAATTCTCAAGCAATATATTTACTCTTAAACCTAATATAACACTAGATTATATACAACAAAACAATCTGTATTTACCAGCCAAAGATATGACTAAAGAAGAAATTGGTGAATATGCAAAAACAACTGGTGAAAAATTATTTATATGAAAAAGAAATCAATACTAAATAAGGCTGATGAAATAATTAATAATCGTTCAGAAGAAAAAGAAAGAATGTACGGTCCTTTTAGTGAAGGAATGGAAAGGGCTGCAAAAATAGCAAGTGGCATGACAGGTAAAGACTTTACTGCTGAAGATATGTATGCTGCATTGGTTGCACTAAAACTATCAAGACATTCATATAATTATCGTGAAGATAATTTATTAGATTGTGTTGCATATTTAGGTGCATTAGATAATTACATAAAGGAGAATAAGAATGGCTAATTTTGATAATGAATGTAAAGATTTAAATGTAAAGGATTCATATAGTGAATCAACAACTCATTTGCATGATATAATGAGTCACCAAAAGTATATGCAAGAATATACTTATAAGTTAGATTTTTCAGAAATGACTATTGCTGAAATTATGAAGTTTTGGCATGCAAACAATCATGCAATTATTGATGAAATACATGAAATGACAGATGCTCTAGGTGGAATAAAGGATGGCTCAGGTAGTGCGGTTTGGAAGTACTGGAAACAGGATCATAAGAAATACGAGAGTATGAAAATATCAGATCTATCTGAAGGTGATAGAAAAGAGTTATATATGGAATTTGTTGATGTACTACATTTCCTAATGAACTATGCAGCATCAATAGGTTTGGATGCAAAAACAGTGTATAACTATTATTTTGCAAAGGCTGAGGAAAATAAGAAAAGACAACACCGAGGATATTAATGGACAAACAAAGTAGATACGACATGGCATATATGAAAATGGCTAAAGAATGGAGTCAACTATCATTTGCAAATAGAATGAAGGTTGGTGCAATTATAGTCAAAGACCAGCAAATTATTAGTGATGGTTTCAATGGTATGCCAAGTGGTATGGATAATTGTTGTGAAGGTAATGACGGACAAACAAAAAAGGAAGTTTTACATGCAGAGGCAAATGCAATTCTTAAATGTGCAAAACATAGAGGAGGTTGTGCAGGTTCAACTTTATATATTACATTAAGTCCATGCCAAGATTGCGCAAAACTAATTCACCAAGCAGGAATTAAAAGAGTTGTTTACAGTGATATCTATAGACATGGAAATGGATTAGAATTCCTAAATAGTTGCGGAATAAAAACTGAAAAAATTAATCTATGAAAACACCTGCTTTGAACTTTTCAACTTGTATTTATATGAGAGACAAAAAATATGGTATATGCAAATAAAAAAATAGATTGGAAAATAAATATGGTTACGGTCGGCAATTGTGATGAATGCAAAAGAGTACATCCATTAGTTTCAAAATTCTGTGCAAAAAATAACATTAAGTTAAACATAATTCCTAATGCGGAATATGATCCAAAGAAATGGAATTTTGTAAATCAAATATGGCCATTTTTTATTTTGGAAAAAAATGGTGAAAGTGTTTTAAAAATTAATGGATATAGAGGTGAATTTAAAAAAATTGAAAGGATGATATTATGAAAATAGGAATAGGTAAAATGGGGAAATCAATGTTATTTTCTCAAAGTAAATGGGGATTGATTGGTGGCGATGCTGCACCATCAATACTTTACACATCACTGGCATCAATAAATCCAAACATTACATTTTACATTGTAGGACGTTCTGACTTTTCAAAATTAACCAATGATGAAAAATCAAGACTATTTCCAAACAATAATGTTATAGACTGTTGGTCAGAAGCTGATATGAAAAATGCACATAGCAAATTTCATGCACCACTTGAATATGTAAACCAACACAACATAAAATTGGATGCATTTGTTATGATGTCAGGAATGTGTAGTAGTGTTAATATGAATGATATGATTTGGAGTGTAAAGAATCCAGGAAAATATTCAAAGACATTATATCAATTCCATCACTATGCAGGTCCAATAATTCACTTTCTAAACATGACGCAAGTTCCAATGTTTACAATTAGTGAAGATCCTAGACACATAAGACTTAATGCAAAAGATTTATTCAATAGGGAAAAATTTTGTTTAAGTCAAGAAAACTCAGTACAGAAAGTAAAGCATATAGTTAATTATGATGATCAATCAACTGTTGAGTATGATATACCTGTTAAGTATGGTCAAACTGAAAAGATATTTTTAATTGGTGAAACTAAAAGAAATACATTAGAACTAAAAAAGGATATTCCAATAACAATGTTTATGAATAGTCACACAATGAAATCAAAAGAAACCAGAAAACCATTCATAGATGAATACATACACAGTAACTTTCCAGATTCAAAGGTTTATGGTAAATGGCCAAAGGAACTACTAGAAAGTGATAATAGATATGAAGCTATTAGAATGGGAGATATCATGGATGAAGTATTAAGAACAAAATATACATTAGTGGTATCAATAAAGCCAGGGTTTGTAACTTGTAAACCTTGGGAAATGATAAATTTTGGAATCATACCATTTTTACATCCAACATATGACACTAACAATCTACTAGGATTTCCAGAATGGCTGCATGTAAAAGATGCAAATGATTTTAAAAATAAGGTTGAATTTTTAGAAAACAATCCTGATAAGTATATGAAGTTACGTGAATTACTACAAGATATGTTAGAACCAGAATTTTATGACGGAACATATATGAACAATTTAATTATGAGTAATGTATGTAATATGATAGGTAAAGAATATGAAAATGCTAATCAAGGAACATCAGTAAAAATGTCATCATTTTCAGAAAAAGAAAGTGTACAGAAAAAATTAAAAAAAGATAAAAAACAAATGGAGTTATTTTAATGAATGATACAAGACCTAAAACAATATTTTGTGATATAGATGGAACATTGGTTGAACATATGAAACCTAGCGAAGCAACCACGCCTTTTTCACGAATGAAACCTTTACCAGGTGCAGTTGATAAATTATTAGAATGGGAAAGAAAAGGGTACAATATTATACTTACAACTGGTAGAAGAAATTGTGCAAGAAAACAAACAGAAGAACAATTAGCAAATGCAGGTATAGTTTATGATCAATTGATTATGGGATTTGGTGGTGGAAAGAGATATTTAATCAATGATAGAAAACCTAATGGTCAAGAAGACTATGCAGTTGCAATAAACATAGAAAGAAATACAGGAATTGGAAATATAGAATTATGAATTACGCTGAATTAAAAACAACAGTGATGTCAGAAATAAATGATGTATTAACATCAGTAGATGAAAAATCATTAGACATAATGTGTGACATAATACAATCATCAAATAAAATAGTTGTAGCTGGTGCCGGTAGAATGGGGTATTCAATAAAATGCTTTGGTATGAGATTAGGTCATATGGGATATCAAGCTTGGACTTTAGGTGATTCAACTGTACCTCAAATAGGAAAAGGTGATTTACTAATAGTTGCATCAGGAAGTGGTGAAACTGAAACCATCTACAATATAGTTTTAAAAGCAAAACAGAATCGTGCAAAGGTGATATTAATAACAACTAAAAAGGAATCAAGAATGGCTTCTTCATCAGACCATTTAGTAATTATGAATGCCGTTTCTGCCTTTACAGGTGATAGAGGAACTATTCAGCCTATGAAAACATATGTAGAGCAGTCATTACTTATCTTATTGGATATTATGGCACTAAAACTTATGCAAGAGTCTGGTGAGACAAATTTCACAATGTCAAAAAGGCATTCACTTTTAGAGTAGAAAATATGAAAAACAAATTTATGATAGGTGCATCTTTAATATGTGGAAATCAAGCAGATTTAAAAGGTGACGTTGAATTACTAAAAAAATCAGGTCAAGTTGACTTTTTACATGTTGATACTATGGATGGATTGTTTGTACCTAGATATGGAATGTATCCTGAACAAGTAAAACACATTAAAGAAATATGCGACATACCTGTAAATGTACATATGATGGTATCAAATCCTGAACCATTCATTGACTGGTTTGCAGAATCAGGTGCTGATATAATTACAATTCATGTAGAACCTAATCAGCAATTAGGAAGAACTATTGCAATGATAAAAAAGGCAGGATGTAAAGTTGGACTTGCATTTAATATACATTCACAATATCATATCATTGAAAGTTTTATAGATGATATAAGTTTAGTTATGTTAATGGCAATAAATCCGGGAATCCTAGGACAAGGTTGTTGGCCAGGAATCTACAATAAGATTGATAGATTTAGAAAGTATTTGGACAACAACGGAAGAAGAGATGTTATAATTGAGATAGATGGAGGTGTAACACCAGAAACAGCTCCTAAATTAATAAAGGCAGGTGCAAATATGTTAACTTGTGGAACTGGAACAATATATAGACCTAAAGAGGCACCATTAGATATTAAGATTGGTCAATTTAAAAATAAAGTAAATAGGGAATTAGAATATGCAGTATAAAGTATTATTAACAACTTCAGGTATAGGTAGTAGATTAGGTGAAATAACCGACTATACAAATAAAGGATTAGTCAAGGTTGGTAAAAAACCAGCAATATCTTACATTATTGAATCATATCCAAAAACAATGGAATTTGTTGTAACCATAGGATACTTTGCAGACCATGTAAGACAATTTCTAAACATTGCATATCCTGATAGAAAATTTACGTTTGTGGAAATTGATAACTATTCAGGTGAAGGAAGTAGTTTAGGATATTCTCAATTATGTGCAAAGGAACATTTACAATGCCCATTTATATATAATGCATGCGATACTATAGTACTTGATACAATACCCGAACCTGATAGAGATTGGGTAGGTGGATTTAAACAAAAAGGATCCAGCCAATATGACAGCTATTGTGTTACAAATGGTGATGTTAAAGAGTTTTATACTAAAGGAAATATAGATTCTGATTATGTATATATTGGACTAATAGGTGTTAATGATTATGAAAACTATTGGGAAACAATGGAAAAACTATATAATGAAGATCATAATATGAGATCATTATCAGATCTATATTGTGTAAAGAATCAACTAAAAGAAGGCAAAAAAATATATCACAAACAATTTATGACATGGTATGACATAGGAAATGTTGAGTCTTTAAATAAAGCAAGGACTGATATTCCAGACTCATTTAATATTTTAGATAAGTTAGAAGAATCTATTTATTTATTTGATGACCATGTTATTAAGTTTTTTGCAAATGAAAAAATGTCAACACAAAGAGTTGATAGAGCATCTATCCTTGATGGTATGGTACCAAAGATTGTTGCTAAATCCCCAAACTTTTATAGATATGAATATGCCGAAGGTGATTTATATTCAAAGGTTGCAAATCCAATTACATTTGTTAAACTATTAGATTGGGCAAAGGAAAATTTATGGAAAGAAAATGATGTTGTTAGTGAAACAGATTTTAGAAAAGCATGTATAGATTTTTACTATGAAAAAACAATATCAAGAATAAATAAGTTTTATGATTCAACTCGTAACCTTGATAAAGTAGAAACGATTAATGGTTTGCAAACACCAACAATAAATGAAATGCTTAAAGCCATAAATAGTGATTGGTTATGTAAGCCAAAACAAACAGGCTTTCATGGTGACTTTATATTAGACAATATAATTTTAGGAGAAGAAGGATTTACTTTACTTGATTGGAGACAAAATTTTGGAGGTCTTATTGAGTGTGGTGATATGTATTATGACTTGGCAAAACTTAATCACAACTTAGTAGTTAATCATGAAATAGTAAACAATAATCAATTTAAAGTTACAAAATCAAAAGATAATATTATAGTTGATATACATAGACGTCAATCCCTAATTGAATGTCAACAGGTTTATCATAAATGGATTGTTGATAACGGATATGATTTAAGTAAAGTAAAAGTTTTAACATCTTTGATTTGGTTAAATATGTCCGCACTTCACCATCATCCATTTGATGAATTTTTATATTATTATGGAAAATACACATTATTAAAAACATTAGGAGAATTAGAAAATGAATACGTTCCAACCTACAAACTTCAGTCCTCTAACAAAGTCTCAAACATACTTTAAGACTTGGGGTGAGAATAAGTCTGAATTATTAAAAGATCTATTCACAGACGATATATTATTACAAGACTGGGATAATAAAGCAACTGGTATAGATGAAGTATTAGAGGCAAATGCAGCAATATTTGCCGGTGTAACAGATATTAAAGCAGTTCCTTTAATGATAAGAGTTGTTGATAACATAGCCTATTGTGAACTAGAAGTATTAGTAAAGGCAGAAGGTACTATAAGTAAAATTTTAGTATTGGATATAATAACTTTTGACGAGGAAGGAAAAATTAAATCAATAAGAGCATATAAAGGGTAAACATGAAACACGCAACAATAATTCCTTTAATAGGTGGTATGACACTTGCAAATAAAAAGATAACTGGTAAAGATCCAGAAGTTATATTATCATACTCACCGTTTAAGGCAAACGATAGTCACATAACCAAATATCTTCCAAAAGTACCATATAAAGTATTAGATGATATGGGAGATGATGAAAAAAATATATTAATTGAAAAACTAAAAGGAAAACTTGATTTTGTTTCAACTGTTTGTCCTTGTGCAGGATTGGCAGGTACAAATACTGCACCTAAAACAAGTAGTAAAGGTCGTGGAGCACATGCAGAACAAAATCAATGGATGTATAAAAGTGCAAAGCTAATTTTAGAAGATATAAAACCAAAAGTATTTTGGGGAGAAAATGCGCCAGGCCTATTTACTAAAATGGGTGTAGAGGTTGCAGATAATCTTAGAAAAATTGGTGAAGATGCAGGATATAGCTTTTCAATGATTAAGACAAATACAGAGCTACATGGAATACCTCAGAGAAGAATTAGAACATTTTATTTTTTCTGGGATAGTCCTTCTCCACCACTCTTTAATTGGGTTAAGAGAGATACTCCAAAACTATTAGACTATCTTGGTGAAATACCAAAAGATGCAACACAATTTGATATGAGAATATGGATGGATCCCGTTACTGTTAAATATCCACCATATAAATTTTTATTAGATAAATTAGGTTTGACTCATGAACAAATGGTTAAAAAAGTTGGAAAGGGAACTGTATTTAGATATATGCAAGACAATGATTTATTTGATGAGTGCCTAGACTGGCTAAAAGTACACGCACCAAATGATGGTCCTAGTGGAGGAAAACCTGGAACAAATACTTATATTGATATCATTAATCATATAAAAAATAAATTGGCTGATGGGAAAGGATATTGGGATAGTTCACCGCATTTATTTCACGAATCATTTAATGCAGTTATTGGAAGAAATATGTTTGATGGTGTACATCCAATTGAAAATAGATATATGAGTGTTAGAGAATATATTCATATGATGGGAATGCCTCATGACTTTGAACTTGACAATATTAAAAACATAAATCATATTGCACAAAATGTTCCTGTAGGTACGGCATCAGATATGACTCAACATGTTGTTGACTATATAAACGGAAAGTCATCATTATCAGATTCAAAGTTTTTAAAACAAGATAATGTTTCTAGAAAAACTGATGTAATTACAAATGAAAAACAACTTGAACTTTTTTCATAAAATATTTTTTTATATCGTGAGAAATGGTTATATTTAATATATGTCACCGGAAATACAAAAAATAATATATGAAGCAGCCATAAAGGCAGGTGACGAACTAAAAGGTAAACTGCCTCCCCACCGCTTTCATCCTAATGGAAGAAACCCATATGCGCATGTATTCGAGAGAATAAAAAGTAAAATGGGTAAAAGCTATAAGGAATGTCAAGACTGGGAGGCAGATAAAATATTGGATTTAATAGAATACTATGTTAAAAATCCATGCTAACTAATAATAAAATTATTGCTATATGAAAAACAATTTTAAACTATCAAGAATTACAAGTAAATTTGACAAAGGTTATTTTAACATATATCAATTTGGTTATGATGAAAACAATAAATTTGTAACTAAAGTTGATAAAATAAGAGACTATTTTTACTACTCTGCAAATAACATTGATGATATAATGGACACACCTAACATGGATTTTGGGGATACACAGTTCTATGATAGCTTTAATGGTGAAAAAGTAAATAAAGTTTTCTATAATTCCATAAAGATAAAAAATAAAATTGTTAGAGAAAAAGCACCAAGAACATATCATGGAGATGTAAGCCCAGAGTTTAAACATATACTCGATAAAGGTTTAGAATGGACTAATAATAGACATATTATTTATTATGATATTGAGACATGGGTAGACTTAGAAAATCCAACGGACAATAAACCAGAAAATGCCAAACAACCAATAACATCAATACAGTGTTATTCAACTGATAAGAAACAATATTTTGTATTTGCATGGCACCCAGAAAAAACAAAAGACTTATCTGAGCCTTCAATGAAAACTGAAGGAAACACAACTTATGTAATGTGTAAAGATGAAGAAGATGTAATTATGGGATTCATAAATTTACTATCAATTAGTCATTGTGATATTTTAACAGGGTGGTACTGTTCAGGTTATGATATGCCATACATTATTAATAGATGTAAAAAACTAGGACTACCTTATGAAGAGATATCTCCAATCAAAGATGTATTTATGAAAAGGCGTGGTGAATATTGGAGAATTAACATACGAGGACTAGATCACGTTGATATGATGGAGGCTTTACAAGATATGGGTTACAATCTTCCTAATTGGAAATTAGCAACGGCATCAAAGGAAATACTTGGTATGGGCGAAATGGAAAAGTTAACAGAAGTCACTTGGAGAGATTGGATTGATAACTTTGACGGATTTATTAAGTATGGTATACGTGATGTACAAATATTGAAAGAAATATCTGAAAAGATACAGATGTTTGAATTATATACAACATTACAGCAAATTAGTAACATAGAAATATTAACACATGCATTTTTTAAATCGGTTGTAGTTGATAACTATATACTTAAAGAATTTCATGGCCAACTTGCGTTTCCAACTAGAAGAACAGGAAAAAGACAAAATTACGCCGGAGCAATAGTGTTCAATCCAACAGAACCCGGCCGCCATAAAGATGTAACTGTAATGGACTATACTTCACTATATCCTACAAGCATTATGGCATTTAACATTAGCCCAGAAACATTTATATGTTCTAAGCAACAATGTGATTCTGCAGGATTTAAAATAGATGAAGTCATTGATAAATTAAAATCAGAAAATACTCCTTACATAGATACTGGAGAAGACAGTACTTTATTTGGTGATAGATATCTTTTTTATGGCCATGATGAAAAGGAAGGACTATTACCTTATGTATTAAGAAAGCTTTTTCTAAAAAGAGTTGAAATAAATAAAAACTTATCGGAAGGTAAATATAAAGGTGATGAAAAAATTGCAATGGAAAAAAGGCAATGGACCTATAAGATCATCTTAAACAGTGCTTATGGTGCAATGGGATTCCCATTCTTTAGATTATATAAACCTGAATGTGCAGATGCAATTACATACTTTGCAAGACAGGCATTAAAGTTTGCAACCGTTAAGTTTAATAGTGATCATAAAGTTTTATATGGTGATACTGATAGTATATTTGTAAAGTCAAATGGAAAGTCTGAAAATGAAATGAAAGATGCATTGGTTGAATTTAATCATCAATTAAGAAATGAATTTATAGCAAAATACAATACAGGACTACCAGATGAATATATGTTAATGGACCTTAAGTTTGAATATGATTTAGAATACATATATTTTGGAAACTCAAAAAAGAGATACTATGGAATAGTAAGGGATACAGGTAAAAAGTATATTAGAGGTATGAACATTATTCGTAAAGATGCACCAACATTTTTAAAGAAGGCATTAAATGTTGTAACTGAAATGGCTGTAAGAGACAAATTAACATTGGATCATTTAGTAAAGTTAAGACAGAAAATAACAACTATTGACTATAAGGATATTGGAATATCAAAAAAGTTTACTAAAAAGTTTAATCAGTATACAAAAAATAAACCTCAACATATAAAGGCATCAATGTGGGCCAATGATAAATTAGGAACATCAATTACACATACAGATACTCCATATCTATTTTATATAAAAAGTAAATGTGAAGATGATCTTAAACCTAAAGAAAGACAAACTGCAATATGTTTAAACGAAGAAGATTTGCATCTAATAGATAAGCATAATGAAATATTTGAAATTGATTATGATACATACTATAAGAAGCAAGTAACTGAACAATTAAAAGAATTTGATTTAATACCAAACGTAAAAAAGTTACTAGAAAATGAAAAAAATAACAATGAATTTAATATTTATTCTGGTAAAGAGGTTACAGGATCACATATAAATTAGTTATGAAAAATTACTATCAACAATATTTAGACAATCATTCAAATCCAAAATGTAGACTATTACATTTTATTGGACAGTGGTTTACAATATTTTTTACAATTGGTGTAATTTATTTTCAGTACTGGTTATTGGTACCTTTTATTCCTCTAGTAGTATATCCTTTTGCAATAAGTGGCCATTACTTTTTTGGCAACAAAGGTGAAAAACCATCATTTACTAAAATGGGATTTTTACAAGCAAAGCTATCCGATTGGAAAATGTTTTTTGATATACTACGAGGAAAGATAACAATATGGTAAAATTAATTTAGGAGATAAAAATGAGTAAAATAATTGCTATAGGCGATAAAGTTTTAATAAAACCAGGTTCACCTGAAGAAATGACATCAGGAGGAGTAATTATACCTGACGTTGCACAAGAAGAAACAATGGTTGGTACAGTAGAATCTGTAGGGCCAGGAAGAATACTTGATAGTGGAAATCATGGACAAATGCAATGTAAAGTAGGAGACACTGTTATGTATCCTAAGTTTCATTTTAAAAAAATTGAAATAGATAGTGATACTTATGTTGTAGGCAGGGAAAATGAACTTATGGTAATTATATCAAATAATGGAGAGAATACTAATGGCAAATAATTCTAAAGATTTAACATTTGGAAAAAATTCCAGAAAACACCTTAAAAGTGGAATCAATAAATTGGCAAGTGCAGTTAAAGTTACATTAGGTCCTAAAGGAAGAAATGTTGTAATAGAAGAAGACTTTACACAGGTATCAACTAAAGATGGGGTAACAGTTGCACAATCAATAAACTTAAAAGACCCTGTTGAAAACTTAGGCGCACAAATGGTAAAAGAAGCATCTTCACAAACTAATGATGAAGCTGGTGATGGAACAACTACTGCAACTGTATTGGCTGAACATATAATAAATAGAAGCTTCACTCATATTGAAAATGGTTCAAATCCTGTAGATTTAAAAAAAGGAATAGATATTGCTGTAAAAGAAATATCTAAATCACTAACTGAACTATCAAAAGATATATCAGGAATGGAGGACATTAAAAGGGTTGCAGCAATAAGTGCAAATAATGATGAAGAAATTGGAAGCCTTATATCTGAAGCAATGGATAAAGTTGGTCGTGATGGAGTAATTAGTGTTGAGGAAGGTAAAACATCAGAAACTAGTTTAGAGGTTGTTGAAGGTATACAATTTGGTAATGGTTATCTATCTCCATATTTTGTAAATAACCAAGAAAGAATGACAGTTCAATTTGAAAATCCTTGGATATTACTATATGATAAAAAAATAACATCAATAAAATCAATAGTAAAAGCTTTAGAATTTGCAATTGCATCCAGTAAACCTCTTTTAATTATTGCAGAAGATGTAGAAGGTGAAGCATTGGCAGGAATGATTGTTAATAAAGCAAGAGGAACATGTCAAGTTGCAGCTGTTAAGGCACCTGAGTTTGGGGAAAAACGTGATTCATTTTTAGAAGACATTGCTATAATTACTGGTGGAACAGTTGTATCAACTAAAAAAGGAATGCAGTTAGATAAATTGGACCAAACATTTTTTGGCTCTGCAAAGAAAGTTACAATATCATCAAAGGAAACAGTAATTGTGGATGGTGAAGGAGATTCTGAGAGTATTGGAAACAGAATAAATGAAATAAAGTCACTGATTGAAAATTCTGATTCTGAATATGATGTTGAAAAATTACAAGAAAGATTAGGAAAACTTGGTGGCGGTGTTGCTGTATTAAATATAGGTGCAGACTCTGAATTGGAAATGAAAGAAAAAAAGTATCGAGTTGAAGACTCACTAAATGCAACAAGGGCTGCACTAGACGAAGGTATTGTTCCTGGTGGAGGTATTGCATTAATGAAATGCCAAATGGATTCAAACTATGATCAATTACTATCAAATCATGATCAACACCTTGGATTTGAAATTGTTTATGATGCACGTAAATCTCCATTTAATGCAATCATGGAAAATGCAGGATTGAATTCAGATGTTATATGGAATAAGATTGATGATGATGGTTCTGGCTTAATTGAAAATAGAGGATATGATGCAAGAACAGATAAAGTTGTTGATATGTACGATGCTGGTATAATTGATCCATGCCGAGTAACAAGGACAGCATTACAAAAAGCCGCATCAGTTGCTGGGACACTAATAACAACTGAATGTGTAATAAGTAAAGATCCAGATAGTAAAGATGATTCTATGCCTGGTATGGGAATGATGTAATGAATATGAATAAAAACCAAGGGTTAAATCTAAATATAAATCCAAATGAATTGGATGATGTTGTTTGCGATAGTTGTGGAAACTCTACATTTATACAGGCAGTACTATTAAAAAGAATTCCGGCATCTCTATCGCCAAATGGAAAAAAGACTTTTTTACCAATGCCTATATTTGAATGTAGTGAATGTGGAAATGTAAACGATGAATTGATACCTAAAGTAAAAGGAAGTGATGACGAAATTATCAAATAAGGTAGAACATCCAAACCACTATAACCAAGGAATTGAAATGTGGGACTATGCAATGTCTCATAATCTTGATTTTATGGAAGGTAATATTGTAAAATATGTTACCAGGTGGCGTCACAAAAATGGAATTGAAGACCTACTCAAAGCCAAACAATACCTTGATAAGCTTGTAGAAAAAAACACTAAATAATTTTTTTATCCCAATAGAAATGGTTATATTTAGTTATGCAACTTAAAACACCTAGAGATTTAGCAATAAAGGCAAGAATGATGGGTAAGAAGACAATTTCTTACAGTCAATTCAATATGTATAAAACTTGCCCGCATCAATGGAAGTTAAACTATATAGATAAACATAGGGACTTTGAACCTTCTATATATCTAACATTTGGTACCTCCATGCATGAAGTTATTCAACATTATTTAGATGTTATGTACAATGACTCAATAAAGGCGGCTGATAATATTGATCTTCATAAAATGCTTAAAGAAAGAATGGCACATAATTACAAGGAGACTTGCGATGAATTTGGTGAACACTTTTCTAGTAAAGATGAAATGATGGAGTTTTACTGGGATGGAGTTGAAATCATAGATTATCTAAAAAGAAAGCGTGGTGGATACTTTAGCAAAAAAAATTGTGAGTTGGTTGGAATTGAAATGCCTATTTTCCATGAAATAGAATCCAATCCAAATATTATGATGACTGGATTTATTGATCTTGTCATTAAAGAACATGATAGGATAAAAATAATAGATATAAAAACCAGTACTATGGGATGGAAACCTGCACAGAAAAAACAAAATGGTGACCAACTTAGAATCTATAAGGAATATTTTGCAAAACAATATCATGTTGATGTTAAAGATATAGAAGTTGAATATTTTATTGTTAAAAGAAAATTATATGAAAATTTAGATTTTCCTCAAAGAAGAATACAGCAATATAGGCCTGCTGCCGGTAAACCAAGTTTATCAAAGGTAAATAAAAATTTAAATAAATTTATTAAGGAAGCATTTACAGTTGATGGAAAACATAACAAGGACGGTATATACCCAGCAATAAAAGGCGAAAAGAATAAAAATTGTAGATGGTGTCCCTTTAAAACTAATTATGAATTATGTCCTAAGGAAAATAGAGTATTGGTATGAAGATTGGAGTTATAGGAAATTCAAGATATGAAAACAAAAGACGAATAAAAAAAGTCATATTTGATCTTAAGAATAGGTTTGGTGATAAATTAATTGTTGCAACTCTAGGAAACAGAAATGGTGCAGAAAAATATGTAAAGAAATATGTACTAGAAATGGGAATGCAATATAAAGAATTTAATCCTGCGCATACGCAAAAAACTTTATACAGTGCAATGAATGAATCATACTACAATAAACCATATCGTCCTAGAAATTTTTTTCATAGAAATACAATGTTAGTAAAATATATTGACTACATAATTGCATTTATTGATAATGCACCAGAAACTGGGATTGATGATATTTTAAAAAATGCAAAAAAATTTGAAAAAAAAGTAATGGTAATTGAATAATATTTGTTTCATTTATATATTTATATTCAAATATATAGATATACAAGGATATGAATTATGAAAAATGGATTGATGAAATTAACTTCTGTAAAAATTAAAAATGATTTACATCGTAAGTTTAAAATTAAATGTATTGAGGATGATATAACAATTCAAAAAATACTAAACAGGTCTATACATTTATACTTAAATAATCGTGATTTTAAGCAAAAAATATTAGAAACAACAATTGGAAACAATTTATAGATTAAGGAATAAAGGTTATGGATATAAAATTACCAAAATTAAAAAAGATTAATCTCAACAAAGTAAAAAAGAAAAAGATACTTTTAATGTCAGATGACATGAGGGTACATAGCGGTATAGGAACAATGTCAAAAGAATGTGTAATTGGTACTGTACATAAATATGACTGGGTACAATTGGCAGGTGCAATAAAACATCCAGAGGAAGGAAAGGTTATTGATATGTCAGCTGATGTTGCAAAACTATCAGGAGTTGATGATGCATCAGTTAAACTATACCCAATAACAGGATATGGAAGTTCCGATATCTTACGCCAAATAATTGATCTTGAAAAACCAGATGCAATACTACATTTTACAGATCCAAGATTTTGGGGATGGTTATATAATATGGAACATGAAGTAAGACAACAAATTCCAATAATGTATTACAACATCTGGGATGATCTCCCATACCCACATTGGAATGAAAATTTTTATGAATCATGCGATTTACTTATGGCAATATCAAAACAAACATATAACATTAATGCAAATGTTTGTCAAAGAAAGCCTAGGACAGATTGGGACTTAACATATGTACCTCATGGAATAGATGAAAAATCGTACTTTCCAATAACTCAAGATCATAAAAATTATGAAGATTATATAAAATTTAAAAATCATTCACTCAATAATAAGGAATATGATTTTATTTTAATGTACAATAGTAGAAACATTAGAAGAAAAAGTACCTCAGATTTAATGTTAGCATTTAGATTATTTTGTGATAGCATTCCTAAAGAAAAGGCAGATAAATGTGTAATTATACTACACACAGATCCTGTTGATGATGCAGGTACTGATTTACCAGCCGTATCTAAAAACATAATGAATGGTCACAATGTTATATTTTCAAATAAAAAACTTGATAGCAAGCACTTAAACTATTTATATAATATGGCAGATCTAGGATGTAATATTAGTTCAGCCGAAGGGTTTGGATTAAGCTGTATGGAATCAATAATGTCAGGAACTCCAGTGTTAGTCAACTGCATAGGAGGTTTACAGGACCAACTAGGACTAACAAAGGACGATGGTACACCTGTTACATTAGAAGATTATAACACTAAGTGGCCAAGTAATAGTGATGGAAAATATAAAAATCATGGCGAATGGTCGTATGTTGTATGGCCTCAACATAATCTTCAAGGTTCTCCAATGACACCATACATTTATGATTCAAATTGTAACATTAGAGATGTGGCATTACAAATAAAAAAGGCATATGAAAATAGAGATAAGTTAAAAAAGCAAGGTTTAGTTGGTAGGGAATGGGCAATTGAGAATGGATTCACTGCAAAAGGAATGTGTGATTCAATGATTAAATCTATTGAAGGTTGCTTTGAAAATTGGAAACCTAGAAAAAGATTTACATTAATTGATACTAATGAACCTAAACCGATATACCCAGATGGTATAATATTGGAGGAGATATAAGTTATGAATAAACCACTTTTAATTATGAGTGCACCAGTTGCAACCAGGTCAGGGTATGGGGATCACTCAAGGGATTTATTAAGAAGCTTAATTGCAATGGATAAATATGATATAAAGGTTATGAGCCAAAGATGGGGTGACTGTCCATTAAATGCACTTAATGATAAAGAAGATCAAGATATAATATCCAGACTATGGTTTGGAAATCAGCTTCCTAAACAACCTGATATATGGATTCAGGTAACAGTACCTAATGAGTTTCAACCAGTTGGTAAATATAATATTGGTGTTACAGCAGGTATTGAAACAACTCATATATCCCACCAATGGATAGAAGGTTTAAATAGAATGGACTTAAACATAGTTCCATCTGTACATTCACGAAATAGTATTCTCAATTCAGTATATGATAAAATGGATGAAAAGACTAAACAGAAAGTTGGTGAACTTAAATGTGAAAAACCAATTGAAGTTTTATTTGAAGGCCTTGATACTAATGTATTTAAAAAAGTATCTGATGCACCATTATCCTTTGTAAACGAAATGAAAAATATAAAAGAAGAATTTTGTTTTCTATTCGTTGGTCACTGGCTAAAGGGTGATTATGGTCATGATAGAAAAGATGTTGCTGGTATGATAAAAACATTCTGTGAAACTTTTAAAGGTCATAAAACTCCAAAGCCTGCACTAATACTAAAATCAAGTCATGCAACGTTTAGTGTAATAGACAGGGAACAAACAATAAACAAAATAAATGAGATTAAACAAATGGTTGGTGGATCTTTACCAAGTATATATGTACTACATGGTGATATGACTCAAGAAGAAATGAATGCATTATATAACCATCCAAAGGTTAAGGCTCATATTAGTTTTACTCATGGTGAAGGATTTGGTAGGCCACTATTAGAAGCAAGTTCTACTCAAAAGCCTGTCATTGCAAGTAATTGGTCAGGGCATATAGATTTTTTAAAACATTCAGTATTACTTCCAGGCCAATTGAATAATGTACATAAATCAGCTGCTTGGAAAGATGTTATATTGAAAGAATCAAAATGGTATTATGTTGATCATGCATATGCAAAAAAAGTTCTAAAAGCAGTATACAAAAAATATAAAAAGTTTTTACCTGCAGCTAGAATACAGGCCAAGTATACAAGAGACAACTTTAGTTTAGATAAAATGACAAAGGATTTTCAAAGTATATTGGAGTCATCAGTACCAGCTGTACCGGAACAAGTTAAATTAACCTTACCTAAATTGAAAAAAGTGGGAGTATAAAATGGATAATAAAACCATTGATAAAGAAACATTAGATATAAGTCCTTTTACAGGAAATAAAGATGTACTAATTGAAAATGACCAAACTAATGGTGAAAGTAGATTATGTTTAGTATCAGGATATAATACTAGGGAATTATACAAAATAGATAATCCTGATGTTGAAAAGTTTGAATCAACTTCAACTGAGTTAATAAGAAGCCTAAGGTATGAAGATAAAAAATTAGGTCAGTACTGGTATTTAACAACGGTTGTAACTGACAAAGGAATGATATATCCAGACCACCATGAAGTTGATGGATATGAATGGATATTTGCACCACTCATAACAATTGATGAAAGTGAAAAGGAAAAATATCCTATACCAGATAAACCTGGTGAATTCTATGCACAACGTTTAGCAATAGAAGTACAAAGGAAGTTTCATAAAGATAGTTTCATGGCAGCATGTAGAGAACTAGGAGCGCTTAGAGCACAATAATGCCTAGAAAATCTGACATAGCAAAAAAGTCAAAGTTTCTGTTTGCTCACTTAAGATTAGGTGGAATTAAGAAAGCAATAACAGTTAATTCTTTAGAATCTGGTATGATTGTTGAAGCTGTATATACATCTGATTCAAAATCAGGTGGAGGCGATAGATATATGCTTCTTATTTTAAATCCATCTAAGTCAGGAAAGGTGCATGCATTATCTTTAGGTGATATATCTGTAAATTCATTTAATGTATTGGTAAAAGAATTTGGTGTCTCACTAAATGGATCCTTTAATGACAAAGGATTTAAAGCAAAAGGTTTACATCTAGAAGAGTCACCTCAATCCGTGTATAATGATTTAGATTCAAAGTTTAAAAAGAATTCACCATTTTCAGGAAGTTACAGAACACTATTTAAAGGAGGATTTAAAAAATTACTTCTATGTGATTATGAATTTGATGAAACAATTGTTAATAGGGATTTACCAAGATTAGAAATTGAAAAGAAATTGGAATCTTTAAATCCTAAGGATGACCTTGCAAAAAAGTTAACTGAGGAAATGAATCAGTTACCAGAGAATAAAATATTAAGACCTAACTAGGGAATTAGACATGAAGATAAGTTATGCAATAACAGCATGTAATGAACATAAAGAAATAGAAAGATTATTAACATTTCTATTTGAACATAAGAGGGATGAAGATCAAGTTGTGGTTCAAGTTGATATGGATAATGGAACAAAAAAGGTTGTGGATATATGCGAAAAGTTTGAAAACAGACCACTAGATGAATATAAACTACATGAATACTCATTAAATAAAAATTTTGCAGAATATAAAAACTATCTTAATAAAAATTGCGATGGAAATTGGATATTTCAAATAGATGCAGATGAACAACCAAGTGAATATTTAATTAAAGCCCTCCCTTTTATTTTAGAAGCAAATCAAGATACAGAAGCATTTTGGGTACCAAGGGTAAACACAGTTGCCGGCATAACAGATTCTCACGTTGCTAAATGGGGTTGGAAAATGAATGAATATGGTTGGGTTAATTTTCCTGACTGGCAGATGAGAATATATAAAAATAATGAAAATATATATTGGATTAAACCTGTACATGAACAATTAAAAGGCTATACAAAATTTACCAATCTGCCAGCAGAAGAAAAGTTTGCATTATATCATCCAAAGGATATTGGAAGACAGGAAAAACAAAATGCATTTTATGAGACAATATAATGGCTGAATTTTGGAGACTATATAACAATAAATTATACAGGCTATACGATACTTCTGAATTAGGTTTCCCTGAAGCAGATCCTTCATATATACCTGATGAATATTTAAGTAGTAAGAATTTTGTTCTATTTAGAACCTGTCATGCAATTGGTGATTGGGCAATCCTATCAGCCATGCCTAGATTGCTAAAAAGAAAATATCCTGACTGTAAAGTATATTTACCATCTGAAAAATTATTAGAATCAATATTTGAAATGTATAGACATCAGTGGGGATCTTGGAATAATCCATTTAGTAATGTTACAAAGGTATTTGAAAACAATCCCTATATAGATGACTATGTTGATTCAGTTGAAGGTGATGTTTTTCATGATCACTATAGAATTTATCCAAAGGATAAAAATATTCCTTTAATAAAACAAATGTTAAAGTTTTGGCAATTTAAAGAAAACGAAATGAATGATTGCCAACCAGAATTATACTTTTCAGAAAAAGAAAAAGAATTAGGTGACAAAATAATAAATGAACATTCATCAGGTAAAATAGGCACAATACTTTTATCAGATAGATTTGATTATTCACCTAAAAAAATTGAAAAAATACAAAACTTAATTAATGAAAATGATTTTGAATATTTCTATTGGACAAGTATACCTAACACTGGATTAAATTTTAAAAAGGCTTTAGATATGAGACACATTGATATTAGAGTTCAGTGGTATATAAAAACAAAGTCAAATATAAATATAGGTAATCAGACAGGTGTTAATGATATGATTGCAAGATACGCACCAACCTATACTATACCTCACGGAGAGTTGGAATCGAGTTTAGGAGGAAATGTTATAGAGGATCAAAACTATATATGAAAAAAGTAATATACACAGCAATATTTGGCGACTACGATAACTTACATGAACCTGAAGTTATACCTCCTGGATTTGACTTCATATGTTTTACTGATTGTGATTTTAAAAAGGAAGATACTGTTTGGGATATTAGGAAGGTAACTCCAATATATCAAGATTCAACCAGAAATGCAAGAAAGTATAAAATATTGGCACATAGGTATTTATCTGAATATGATTTTAGTTTATGGATAGATGGAAATAAAATTATAGTTGGTGATGCAAATAATTACATAAACATGTTAGGTGATCTATCTTTTGCAACCTTTGATCATATGAAATGTTTTGACAAAAGAAACTGTGTATATAAAGAAGCACAAGCAATATTTGATTTAGGAAGTAATGATAGTAACAATTGGAAAGATAGTCCACCAGTTATAGTTAAACAAATGGAAAAATATCAAAGAGAAGACTACCCAGGAAATAATGGTTTAGTTTTTACTTCGAATTTAGTTAGAATGCATAATGACGAAAAATGTATAAATGCAATGGAAGAATGGTGGACTGAACTTAAGTACGGATCTAAACGTGATCAACTTAGCTTTAATTATGTTGCTTGGAAAAATAATTTTAAATTTAACTATCTACCCGGCGATGGTCGTGATGATGGTTATGTTAAGCAGGTTATTGGCCATAAGAAATGAAAAAGATTCTTTTTGTGACAACTCAGTATAGAACTGGAGAAAGAATATATCCTGTTTTGCCTTGGCTGTGCAAAAATTTTAGTGTTGACCTATTCAGATCATATCAGATGGACTATAGCCACAAATGGGTTGGTGATATTGATATGAGAAAAATATTTGACCAAAAGTACATCAACTTATTTAAAAAAGTATATGCACTTTCAGAATTTTCATCTATAAACGTATCTGATTATGACATAATATTAACTGATGACAACAGAAGTAGAAATTTATTACCTGAATTTTACAAAAATAGAAAAGGAATAATGATAGGTTGTAGTCATGGAAATGCAACTGTGAAACATTACAATCACAATTATGGAAAGGCATTTGATAAATGTTTTGTATTTGGTGATAAAGAAAAGGAAGACCATACAATTCCTATTGGTATTCCTGCAAATGATAACTTAAAAAAATATAGAAACATTGAAAAAGAACACATATTAATAATAGTTAACTTCCTAGGAAATCGTTCGCATCCATTTAGGGTTTCATTTGATAAAAAATTATTTTTCAATTGTAATCTCCATCATTTACAAAAGTACTATAAGAAGAAAATTATTTTAAAATTAAAAAGTAGGGCTGATGAAGGTGGATATGAAAAAAACCTATCCTATTTAAATTCAATAATGCCTAGTGATTTAGATTGGTCAGTTACAATAGATAGCAAAAATGATAATGAATTAATTGCAAAATCCTGTTGTGTAATATCTGCACCATCAACACTTACATTTAAATCAATACAATTATCAATACCTACAGTGGTAATAAATGATTCTGGGCAAATAGGATTATTTAATGATTTTTGTGGTTTAGTTGATATTAATAGTGTTGGTCAAAATAGATTAAAAATATTTGAAAATTTAATTATGCAAGAGTCAAATAGTAATTTACTTAATGATTTTATTTTAAAAACAATAAAGGGTGGAAGTAATTTTTCGTCAACTAAAATCATGATAAAAGAATTGGAAAAAATATCAAATGAAATATAAAACAATAGCACTCATAACACCGGTAAGTCATTTAAATGGAATTGGTGAACTACTAAAATCAAAGGGGTTAGTATACTATTTGGAAAATGGTAATAAATATGAAGTTAGAAATTTATTACTTAAAACTAAAGCAAATACTATACTGTGTAATCCTAATCAGCAAACATATAAAATAGATAGCCAATTATTAGATGGTACTAATGTAAAACTAATAAATACATGTTCTACAGGTATGAATCATATAGATGTAGAATATTGTAATAAAAATAATATTGAAATATATTCATTAACTAAAGATATGGATTTAATAAATAATCTACCATCAACATCGGAGTTGGCATTTGGTTTAATGATGTCTCTTTTACGAAAAATACCAGATTGTAAAAATCACGTTAGTAATTATGAATGGGACTATACTCAATTTATGGGAAGACAAGTTAAAGACTTAAACATAGGAATAGTTGGTTATGGTAGATTAGGTAAAATGATGTCTGATTATTGTAAAGCCTTTGGTGCAAAAGTTACAATATATGATCCATACGTGTTTCCTTCACAACATAAATCAAACCTAGTTGAAATGTTTAAACAATGCGATGTAATATCACTTCATGTTCACGTAACAAATGAAACTATTGGAATAATAAACCAAGAATTATTTTCAAATATCAAGAAAAATTGTTATATTGTAAATACAAGCAGAGGAGAGATAGTTAATGAAGTTGATGTTGTAAATGCACTCAAAAGTGGAAAGTTAACAGGTTATGCAACTGATGTTATTGAAAATGAGTTTGATGATTTACATAAGTCAACAATAATTAAAGCAATGAATGAAGGTGAAAACATAATAGTAACTCCACACATCGGAGGTATGACTTATGAAGGACAACAAAAAGCATATGAATGGGCAATAAATAAATTATGAAAGTATTAGCAATTATACCAGCAAAAACAGATTCAAAAAGATTACCAAAAAAGAACTTGCAAAAAATAAACGGTAAAACATTAATTGAACATTCTATTGATTATGCAAAAGAATGTAAATATGTAGATGATATAATTTTATCAACTGAATCATCGGATGTTATAAGTATAGCTATTCAAAATAGCATAAGAGGTATTATTAGAGATAAAAGTTTATGTGGAGATACTGAAGTTACTGATGTATACATTGATGTATTAAATAATATTGATGAAAAATATGACTATGTTGTATGCCTTCAACCAGATCATCCTGATAGAGAACATTCTCTTAAATACTGTTTAGATTATATGATAGATAATAATTATGATGACATTATAACAATAGAACCTAATTTCAAAAGAAGTGGTTCAGTTAGAATATTTAAGTATGAACATTTATTGAGTGGAAATGTAAGTAAAAGAATTGGCTGCATTAAAGATGACGCAACTGATATACATTACCAAAAAGATTTAGAAAAAGCAAGAAAAAGATTATGATACAAGTAATAGCTGAAATAGGATGGAATCATTGTGGTGATATGGAATTGGCAAAGAAAATGATTAAGGCTGCCGCCGATAATGGAGCTACATATGCAAAATTTCAAACATGGAGTGTAGACAGATTAAAGCCAGGTAGTTGGGACAATGATGGAAGACGTCAAATATATGAAAAGGCTGAACTATCCAAAAAGGATCATATTGATTTAATAAACTACTGTAATAAAGTTGGCATTAAATTTTTATCAAGTGTATTTAGTATTGATGATGCAATGTTATTATTTCAATTAGGATGTGAAGAAGTTAAAATACCAAGCTTTGAATCTAGAAATCATTCACTTATTAAATATTGTGATAATAATTTCAATACTGTGTTTATGTCTACAGGTACATCAACAATGGACGAGATAACAGAGTCTTGTGATTTAATTAGTCAACGTACTAAGCTATATCTTCTTCATTGTGTTTCAACATATCCATGTAAACCTGAAATTGCAAATATTAGAAAAATTGAATCATTAAAAAGGGCATGTCATTTACCAACTGTGGCATATGCTGATTGGATAGGATATAGTGATCATATGCAAGGAGTTGAATCAGCTAAGGTTGCAATAGGATTTGGTGCAACAGTTATTGAAAAGCATTTCACTATAGATAACAATTTACCAGGCCGTGATAATAAGTTTGCAATATTACCGCATGAATTAAAGGATTTATCTAACTTTATTGAATTAAGAGAAAAGATGATGAAGGATCATGGTGATGATTATCAAGATTGTGAATTAGATTCAAGAAAAAATTATACAGGAAGATTTGATGGATAATATAAGTATAGTAATTAGGAATAGAAATGAAAAGGATTATATTGGATTTGCAATACAATCTTGTCTAGACTTTTTTAAAGATCCTGAAATAATAATTGTTGATAATGGTACAACTGATGATTCATTAAGAATAGTTGACCTATTTAACTGGTCTAATATTAGAGTAATGAACATAAATAACTACTCACCAGGAATTGCATTAAATACAGGGGTAAGACAAACATCAAATTCTCATGTTTTAATAATGTCAGCTCATACACAAATAACTAAACTTAATGCCGATATAAAAGGCTTATTAAATGAATACAAAGCAGTGTTTGGAAACCAAATACCCATTTATAGAGGTAAGAGAATAAATAAAAGATATATATGGTCTCACTTTATTAAAGGTGATGTAATGAACATGTTTTCTAAAATTGAAGATAGACATTTTTTACATAATGCATTTTGTTTTTATGATAGGGATTTTTTATTGGAACATCCATTTGATGAAACTTTAGCTGGAAAAGAAGACAGGTACTGGGCCGATAATTTGGTAAATGTATTGGGTGAAAAATATTTCTATACATCACAACTTGAATCAAATCATTATTGGACACCAAATGGTGCAACATGGAAGGGATTAGGATAATATGAAAGTAGCATTATGTTTATATGGATTGGTTGGAAGCACAGCAGGTAAATCATCTGATAAAAAGGGTGGTACAAAGGAAGTTTTAAATTTATGTTATGACGCATTTAAAAAAATGATAATTGACAAAAACGATACTGATGTTTTTTTCCATACATGGGACACTGATGTTGAAAATGAATTGGTTGAAAAATATGAACCAAAAAAATATCACTGTGAAAATCAAATTGTTTTTCCTATGGGTAAATGGGCAAATGATGTATGTACTAAATATGAAGGAAAAGTTAATTTTGATATAAGAAAACGAATTCAGTCACATTATAGTAGATGGTATAGTACACAGGAAGTTTTAGATTTAAAATCACAACATGAAAATGAAAAAGGTTTCAAATATGACATGGTTATGATATGTAGGTTTGATGTTGTATGGAATAAGCCAGTAATTTTTAAACAATTTAATAATGAACTTTTCTATATATCAAATACATATAAAAGAAACAAACCTTGGGGTTGGCCTTTTGGAAAGGAGATGGACGAAGTTGATGACCTGTGGTTCTTTTCAAATAGTGTTAACATGGATAGGTTTGGTATATTATTTGAAATGATTGATTCATATATGGAATCAGGTTGCCCAGATTACAATGGAATATCCAATCATATGTTGGCAAAATGGCATTTAGAAAAGTTAGGTTTATTACCAGATAGTATAGGATTTGCTTTTCGCAATGATTGGTTTGGAATGACATTTTTACATACATCTCCAACGGCTAGACATTTTTATGGAGTTAAGATATGAGAATAGTTGGTTTCCAATCTGGTGCACACGATGTAGCTTACTGCATATTAGAGAATGGTGTACCAATTATACATGAAGAACTTGAAAGATTAATAAGAATAAAGGAACCTAGAGGTGATGGTTTAAAAATGTACTTTGATAGGGTAGGTGAAGATTTACATGTAGATAATTTTGCATTTGGAAATCCAGGATTTGCATATCCAGGTGATAGTGAAAAGGCAAAGAAAATGAGAAAAGATTGTTATAATCAATCTTCAATGGATGCAATGGAAAGGGTACTAGAAAAAAGTGGAGGTAAAATGCATGAAATAGGACATCACCAAAGTCATGCAGCAAATGCATTTTTCTCAAGTAATTTCAATGATGCTATAATATTCACTATAGATGGTGGTGGAGTTGATTTTGCAATGCCGCATCAACTAAAAGGTGGTAGTCATATTCAAACTGCAACCACTGTTTGGTTAGGAAAAGAAAATAAGATACACCCAGTTGATATAATGGATGTAAAGTTAAGAAATATTGGATCACCTTGGAGATTATACACTAGGCAAATATTTGGACTATCATCAGGATATCCTAAAGGTAACCAAGTTGGAACAGTTATGGCATTGGCATGTGTAGGAAATCCTGATAAATATTTTAGTGAATTTCTTTATGGATTTGAAGCAGGTGGTGGTGGTCATACACCTTTAACAAAAGGAATATGCGAAAAGTATAGAAAAATTGTACAGAGGTCTGAACAAGATAAGTATGATGTAGCGGCTGCAATACAAAAGGCAACTGAAATAGCAACATTTGAATTTATGGATTTTCATATCAAACAAGGAAACTATAAAAACATATGTTTATCTGGAGGAGTGGCATTAAATTGCTTAATGGTTGGAAAAATGTTGGATTGGTGGCCTGGTGTAAATATTTATGTTGACCCTGTCCCATATGATGGAGGATTGGCTATTGGTTGTGCAAGATATTTATGGCATCATATATTAGATAATCCTAGAATAGAGTGGAAAGATAATTCTTCACCATACCTAGGAACAAAGTATGATTTGGAAGACATAGAGACTGCAATAGATAATCATAATGTAAAGTATAGAAAAGTTACAGATGATGATATTGTAAAAATGTTATGTGATCAAAAGATAGTGTCAGTATTTGGTGGAGGTTCAGAATCAGGAAGAAGGGCATTAGGAAATAGAAGTATACTTGCTGACCCAAGATATAAGGAAATGAAAGATACTATTAATGAAAAAGTAAAACACAGGCAGTGGTTTAGACCATTCGCACCTGCTATATTATCTGAAGAAACTAAAAATTGGTTTGAAAAAGATGTTAATAGTCCGTATATGAGTTTTGCAATTCCATTCAAAAAAGAAGTAAGGGACAAGGTACAAGCAGTTGTACATTTTGACGGTACAGGTAGATTACAGACAGTTAGTAAAAATGATAATAAATGGTTTCATGGATTAATATCAAAATTTAAGAAAAAAACAGGAGTACCAGTTTTATTAAACACGAGTTTTAATGATAGAGAACCAATTGTAGAAACACCGGAAGATGCAATAAAATGTTTTATGGGTACAGATATTGACGTCTTATACTTTTTTGATGTTGGTTTAATAGTGGAGAAAAAATAATGAAAAATATAGTATTTATACCAAATGTAAAATTTAATGGAAGAGGTGGAAACTACCACTACTCAATAAAGAGTTGGACACATTGGTGTAAAAAAAATAATTGTGAATTGTTAGTTTGGGAAGATCCTATTCATGATCCTAACTTTATGACTATTATGTGGCAAAGATATTATTTGTTTGATATACTAAAGGCAAATGAAATAGATTATGATCAAATACTTATGGTTGATGCAGATACAATTGTACATCCAGATTGTCCTAATTTCTTTAATGAAACTGAACATAAATATTGTGGAGTAATGAATGATGGATGTTATGAATGGGTATTAAGAAGTTTAAATGTTTACAGCAAAAATGTATTTAATGGTGATTGGGTAAATCCTTGGGAATATATAAATGGAGGGTTTCAAATAGTTAATAAGAAACATAAAGATTTTTTTGATAGTGTTGTAAAATTTTATTTAGATAATCAGAAAAATCTCTATTCAATACAAAAAGCAAACGGATTAGGCACTGACCAAACTCCAGTTAACTTTTTAATAAAAAATAGCGATGTTGAATTAAAGATATTACCTCAATGTTATAACTTACACCAAATGGCTACAAAAAATCTATTATTTTTACATGAGTCACATTGGTGGGGCGATACACTAGAAAATATGTATAAATCTGGATGGGTATATCACTTTAATGCTATGCCAGGAAATCCTTTAAATAGAAACACAAATTATTGGTTAGAGAGATGTTACAATGAACTTTACGGATAAAAAAATTGCATTCTTTACTGAAATGCCTTTTATTGGAAAGGTAGGTAGGGATCATATACACATGAGAACTGAATTTGCTCAAATGTGTGCAATGGAGGTTGATCATTATTCATATTACAATTTAGAAAGATTATTTACAAAACACACTGGGTATGATCATGTAATAATGTTAGTTAGTAAAACAACTAAGCTAAGAGATTGGATGGTAGATCATGATCTTATGCATTATGCAAGATATATGGGTAAAAAGGTTTGGTTTATGCAAGAAGCAACATGTTGGATTCACCAAACAATGAAACTACACCACCAGATTAATCACTATAATTTATTAAATGAAGTTGATGGAATATTGGCTGAAAATTTTACAGACTTTGAATACTATCGTGGTATAGCTCCAGAAAAGCCTGTTCATGTAATTCCAACACTTATGATTGAAGAACCTCTTTTAAATGCAAGAAAAGTTGAAAGAGAAGACAAATCAATGATAGGTGGAAACTGTAATAGTTGGTATGGTGGATTTGATTCATACTTAGTTGCAAGTCATTTTAAAAATAAAATAAGTGTACCTAAAATGAGAAATGTTGAAAATGAAAATCAATTAGATAATCTGGAAATATTACCTCATATAAAATTTAGAGAATGGATATATCATTTGGCATCGTATAAATATGCTGTTCACTTAATGCCTTCAGTCACTGCAGGTACATTTAGTTTAAACTGTTCATTTTTAGGAATACCTTGTATAGGATATAAACAATCTGATACACAAAGATTATGCCAACCAGATTTATCAGTTAATCATTGGGATTTAGAAAAAGCAATGCATCTTGCAAAACGTCTTAAAGAAGATGATAAATTCTATAAGCACTGTAGTGAAACAGCAATAGAAAATTATAACAAACACTTCAATGAAGAAGTATTTATTAAACATATGAGAAAAGTTTTATCATGAAAATAAGTTTTATTCAACCAAGTAGAAACAATCTTAAGTATTTAAAATGGTCTTATGATTCAATTAGAAAAAATCAAGGTGATCACACTGTGGAAATTTGTGTGGCTGATGATTTTTCTAATGATGGTACATGGAATTGGTGTCAAGAAACAATGAAGAATGATTCTAATTTTAAAGCAATTAGAAATGAAGGACCAACTAGATTAGGACATACAATACTATATGACAGATTAGTTAATGAAGTGGCAAGTCATGACATCTGTATGATATATCATGCCGATATGTATTTATGCCCAGATGCATTAGATGCAATTGAAAGATATATAAAACCAAAAGAAATTGTATCATTAACAAGAATAGAACCACCACTACACCCAGAAGGACCAGAAAAAATATTAAAAGATTTTGGAATAGAGCCTGAAGAATTTAAAGAAGACGACTTATTACATTTTTTATATAGAAATGAAAAATTATTAGGAAGAGTTACTGAAGGTATATTTGCTCCATGGGCTTTCTATAAAAAAGATTTTCAGGAGATAGGTGGCCATGATAAAATATTTGCACCTCAATCAAAAGAAGACACTGATATATTTAATAGGTTTCAATTGAATGGGGTTAAATTTACTCAAACATGGCGAGGTTGTGTTTATCATATGACTTGTAGAGGTAGTAGGTTTGCCGATGGTGCAAAAAGAAATCCTGATGGTCAAGTATTTATGAAGAACAGGGAAACAGATGAATGGTTGAAACAAAATCAAAAAGCAACTAGGGAATTTATTAGAAAATGGGGACACTTTTGTAAACATGATGAATATATGAAACCAATTATTCCACCGAAGTATGATATAGGATTTGTCATTAATAATATCCATGAACAATTAATAGGTGCTTTAGAACCTTGGTGCAGTACAATATATACCGATGATAGTTATATTCCAATCGGAGATTATATTGAGAATGAAGATACATCATTTGATATGAATGCTAAATTTAAACCACTATCTAGTAAAAAGGAAAATGATATTTTAGTTGAAATAGAAGGAAGATTATTTAACCAAAACGATTTTCAGTATATACAACAACTGTCTGAAATAATCAATGATAGTGGTGAAATAGGATCTTTTAATTTAGGCAATTTAAAAATAACCATTAATAGTTTAAATACATATGAAAAGGAATTGATAGTCTGTGAATAAGTTTATACATATATTAGGTGCTAGACCTCAATTTGTTAAAGCAGGTATAATTGTTAATAAGATGATCAATAAAGGATGGGACTGTAAAATAATTCATACAGGACAACACTTTGATTCAAATATGTCAGATATCTTCTTTAGTGAAATGAATTTACCAACTCCAGATTACAATTTAGGTATACATTCAATGTCACATGGTGAAATGACTGGAGAAATGATTATACAAATTGAAAGATTATTGGTTAAAGAAAAACCAGACTTTATAGTTATTTATGGTGATACAAATTCAACTTTGGCCGGTGCAATTGCTGCAAAGAAATTAGATATAAAAATTATTCATATTGAAGGCGGAATAAGAAATTATGATTTTAAAATGCCTGAAGAAATAAATAGAATATTGGTTGATAAAATATCAAACATAGTACTTTGTCCAACAGAACATTCAATGGACAATATGATTATGGAAGCATGTGATAGACATGAACAAAAATGTTATTTTACAGGTGATATAATGTATGACTGTTATTTACAATCAAAGAATATTTTTAAATATGATAATGTTCCTAATAACGATTATGCATTAGTAACAATCCATCGCCAAGAAAATGTTGATGATCACATAGAACAAATTGTTGATTTTCTAAATTCAGTAAATGAAAAAATACAAATTTTATTTCCTATACATCCTAGAACTAGAAATAAAATAAATAAAGAAAAACTAACTAATAGAGTCAAGTTTAAAACAATAGATCCAGTTGGTTATTTAAATATGCAAGGACTTATAGAAAAAAGTAGTTTTGTAATTACTGATAGTGGAGGTTTGATTAAAGAGGCATACTATCATAAAAAACCAAGCCTGTGTTTATTGAAAAATCCAGTTTGGCCGGAACTAGAAAAGGCTTCTATAAATTCATGGATTGGCGATTCAGAATTACTAAATAAATGTGATAGTATAATTTATGGATTGGAATATATGAATAAACATATTGATGCACAACACCAAAAAAGTCATATTTTTGGAAATGGTACAACATGTGATTTAATAATTAAAAGTATTGAAGAAAATATATAATGAAAAAATTTGCATTAATAGGGGCAAGCGGCTATATAGCACCAAGACATGTTGAGGCAATAAAACATATAGGTGGTGATTTAGTTGCATTACTAGATCCATATGACGGAATAGGATACATAGATAAATATTTTCCTAATGCATCATACTTTAAGGAAACTGAAAGATTTGATAGACATTTAGACAGACTTAGGAGAAAGGGAAATGGAGTGGATTATGTATCAATATGTTCCCCAAATTATTTACATGATTCTCACATAAGACTAGGACTAAGGAATGGTGCAAATATAATATGTGAAAAACCTATAGTACTAAAACATGAACACATACAGTCGCTTTTAAATATACAGAATGAAACAGGAAAAACAATAAATACTATTTTGCAATTAAGACATCATCCAACAATAGTTTCACTAAGAGAAAGATTTAAGGATACAAAAAATATTCATGACATTACCTTAAAATATATAACTCCAAGAGGGTTGTGGTATAAGTATTCATGGAAAGGTGATATAGATAAATCAGGTGGTGTAGCATCAAATATTGGTGTACATTTTTTTGATATGCTAATTTGGATTTTTGGAAATGTAAGAATTGTTGATGTAAAAAATACTGAGACAAGTTCAAAAGGTACTCTTATACTTGATAATGCAAATGTAAAATTCAACCTAAGTATAAATCAAGAAGATTTACCTTGGAATGAATGGAAAGCATTTAGGTCTATAACAATAAATGGTGAAGAACTTGAGTTCTCAGACGGATTTACAGAATTACATAACGTTAGTTATGATAAGATTATTAATGGAAATGGATGGGGTTTAACCGATGTTGAAAAAACTATAGAATTAGTCGAGAAATTAACATGAAAGATAATATAATAATATATGTATCATCAAAAAATAACTATGATATGTTGGAACATGAAGTACTTAAAAATATAAAACTTAATGGGTTTGAGTTTATTAATGTTGATGACAATTCATATGATATTGAAAAGGAAAATGGTATTGATCTATGTAAAGAAAAAAACATAACATTTTTGGAAAATGAAGGCATAGGAGTACAATGGGCAACTCAAACTTTAATTAATTTCATAAATAAAAATAGACCTAATTGTAAATGGATATTATGTTTTCAGCATGATAATTATCCTATAACTCCAAACTTTTTTGAAAGAATAAGTAATCTTACTAATACTGGAAAAATTGACGAGTTTGGCTTATTAGGATTCAATGTACTTGACAGGGGCAAATATTGTAAGAACCATTATGAAAAGTGGAAAGACGGAGAATATGTACCAGGAATGTTAGGTCTTTGTCATTTAAGTGTAAAAAGTGAAAGTAAAAGATGGATATCGCCTAGTCACAACTATGACCTATGTGTAGATAATTGGGATAACTGGAAAAATCCGTTTATAGTTGAAATGCCTATGTGGGCAGCTGTTGGAATAAATGTTAAAAAGTGGAATGATAATATAGAACCTTGTAATGATTATAGGTTTCATCTTTGGTTACCAGATATTGCAATGAAATTTAATTCATTAAATATTCCAACAATTATTCTTCCTAAATTATATTGTATGAATGATCAGGACTTAAAGGAAAAATATGACATACCTAGTAAGTCAGTTACCTCAGGATTTAAACATTATTTTGGTGATGTAAGTTCAAAGGATTCTCAAAAAATATTTAATTCAAGATGGGGTTGGAAATATAATGATGCAAAAAATACTTTTGGTAAAGTTGAAAAAAAATATAGTAATACTTTATTAAGTGATTATTTCAATAATGATCCATATAAAGGTGCTTTAAAAACATACGACTTTGGAGAATACTAATGAATATAATGGTAACAGGTGCAGCAGGACTTATAGGTTCGCATTTAGTTGATAAACTATTGGTTGATGGCCATAATGTAATTGGTTTAGATAACCTATCATTTGGAACAGCTGACAATTTAAAATTTGCAAGAAAATTTAAAAATTTTATATTTCATAAAAATCAATCTAAAAATTATTCTAATATTGATTTTGTGTTTCACTTAGCATCTGGTAAAAAGGCATATCCTAATAGCTCAAAAAATATTATGAGTCAAGAAATGTCATGTTCTGATGTGCTAAAAAATAATTCACAAATGATTATGGATATATCAAAATATTGTATGCAGAGAAACATTCCTATGATATTTACTTCAACATCAGATGTATATGGAGATCATCATGATTTTAAAGAAAGTAGTTCAGTACAAATAGGACCAACAAATATTGAGAGGTACAGTTATTCAATGACTAAATTATTTGAAGAACAATATCTTTTAAATTTATATAATGAAAATAAAATAAATGTATGCATTCCAAGAATATTTGGATGCTTTAGTGAAAGGTCAAAAAAAGGTTGGTCTGCAGGACATATTCCAATTTTTATTAATAATGCATTAAATAATAAAGACATTGTAATTCATGGTGACGGAAAGCAAACACGTACAATGGTTTATGTAAGTGATATTGTTGAAGGACTAATTAAAATAATGGAAAACTTTGAAAAAGTAAATGGTGAAATAATCAATCTAGGTGGTGAAGAAGAAATGAGTATATATGATCATGCAAAAATGATATTGGAAATCACAAACTCAAATTCAGATATAAAATTTGTTGATGAAAAGTCAATTCATGGAAAGTACAAGGACATAAGAAGAAGAAAACCTAACTTAACAAAAATAAAAAATTTATTAGGATTTAAACAGAAATCCAATTTTAAAGAATCCCTAATAAAAGTAATAGATGATTGGAAAAATTAAAATGAAAAAATTACAAAGAGCAATAGTAACTGGTGGGGCTGGATTTATAGGATCACATTTAGTTGATAAATTAATTGATATGGGAGTAAGAGTTACTATTATTGATGACTTTTCAACAGGTAAACGTGAAAACATCAACCCAGCCGCATATTGTTGGGAACAGGATTTATCAACAGTCGAGGTAAGTACTCTAACTGAATATATGAAAAATGTAGATGTAGTATTTCATATGGCTGCATTGGCAAGAGTTCAACCATCAATAGAAAATCCTGTAGACTATCATAATGTAAATGTTACAGGTACACATAACTTATTGGTTGCTGCAAGGGATGGAGGAGTAAGAAGATTTATATACAGTTCGTCAAGTTCAATATATGGTGATGCAAAAGTTCCAACATTAGAAGAACATCCAAAAAATCCAATGTCACCTTATGCACTACATAAATTAATTGGAGAACAATACTGTAAATTGTTTAATACATTATATAATATTGATGCAATATCATTAAGATACTTTAATGTATATGGTGACAGAATGTCATTGGATGGTGCATATAGATTGGCCATTCCAATATTTGCAACTCAAATCAAAGAAGGTAAACCTTGTACTATTAATAATGATGGTAATCAAAAAAGAGACTTTACTTATGTAGGTGACGTTGTTGAAGCAAATATATTGGCAGCAATGGATGAAGATATTAAAGGAGAAGTATTTAATATTGGTAATGGAAATAACTATTCAGTTAATGAACTAGTTGATATGATGGGTGGAGAAAAAAGTTATGGTAATAAAGTTATCGAACCATTTGAAACTTTAGCCGATAATTCAAAAGCTTATTTTGATTTTGGCTGGAGTCCAAAAGGAAATTTAGAAAAATGGATAAAAAATTATATGGAGAAATTAAGGTTATGAAAAAATCAAAAAGAGGAAGACCACCAAAAAAAGTAAAAAAATGGAATCCTATGTATACTAAAATTATGGTTAGAAAAATTTTACAAGAAAAGCTTAGGGAAAATGATCATGATATAGCGGAGTTGGTTGACATAAGATCTAAATTTATAGACTCAGTATTGGAGGAACTTGATAAAACCGTTAAGGGAGAAAATGAACAATGAAAAAAATAGGAATAGTTGGTAGAGGATTTGTTGGCTCAGCAGTTGAATATGGATTTTCACCACAAACAGGATGTGATGCACAAGTTATGATTTATGATAAAGATCCGTCAAAGAGTATACATTCTTTGGAAGAAACTGTAAATAATTCAGACTTTATATTTATATCTGTACCAACACCTTCAAATCCAGATGGCAGTATGAATGTTGATATACTACATTCTGCACTTTCTGAAATAGAAAAAATAAATAAAAGAAAAGGAAATATATTTTTAATAAGATCAACTGTTACCCCTGGAACTACAACTTGGTTAGCAAGAAATTTTACAAAACTTAATATAGTTTTTAATCCTGAGTTTTTAACAGAAAGATCTGCTAGATTTGACTTCATAAATCAATCAAGAATAATTCTTGGAGGTAGAAAAAGAAACACGGCAAGAGTTTCAGAACTATTTAGATGGAGATTTGGTGATTCAATGTCAATAATTGAAACAAACTTTGAAACGGCAGAAATGATAAAGTACATGAATAATTGTTATTTTGCAACAAAGGTATCCTTTATGAATGAAATGAAAATGGTTGCTGATGAGTGTAGTGTAGACTGGGACATGGCTGTTGAAGGATTTGTTCGTGATGGAAGAATAGGTCATAGTCACTTAGCAGTTCCAGGTCCTGATGGTAGAAAAGGATTTGGTGGAAGTTGCTTTCCAAAGGATGTACAAGCAATGATACATTTTGGTGAAGAACTAGGATTAGGTATGCATACACTAAATGGTACTTGGAAAACTAATTTAACTGTAAGACCTGAAAAAGATTGGGAACAACTAAAAGGTAGAGCAGTTGTAGAAAATAAAGGAGAAGAAAATGATTCATGAAACAGCAAATGTTTTTGATTCTGCAATACTTGGTGAAAACGTAAAGGTTGGAGCATTTGCAGAAATAGGAAGAAACGTTGAAATAGGGGATGGTTCAAACATATCTGCAGGAGTTTATATTCCTGAAAATGTTGTGATTGGTAAGAATGTATTTATAGGACCTCATGCAGTATTTACAAATGATAAAAAACCACCATCAAATGGCGAATGGAGAAACACTGAAAAGACTTATGTAAATGATGGTGCGTCTATAGGTGCAAATTCAACAATACTTCCTTCAGTTACAATTGGAAAGAATTCATTAATAGGTGCAGGTTCAGTTGTCACTAAAAATGTTCCAGATAATACAACAGCTTATGGAAATCCAGCAAAATGGTAGAATACTATTTAATATATAATAACGAAGATGAACCTATAACTATAGGTACTGATAATGGCTTTGGCGTTTTCTGGACAGATCAAGGAATGACAGCATTAATGAACATGGTTGATAAACATCCTGAAGAATTAGTGAATGTAATAATAAAAACAGATAAAGGAAAAAAATTTGGAATAACAGAATTCCTAGAGAAAATAAAAAATTTAAAGGTTAGAACATAATGACTCCAAAATTAGATTTAAAAAAAGTTTTTGAAATAGACGATGATATTATCCTAAAAAAACAAAAAATAAAAAAAAGAAAGGATAAAACTGAAAAACAACAGAAAAAAAACAATAATAAGTAATATATACATATATTTATATAGTGTCAGCAAAGAAAAATAAAATAAAGTACGGAAACTATTTATGTAACGTTGGATACTTTGATATTCGACAAAAAATAGTACTCTCTAAAAAAATAAAAAAGTCCGGAAAACTAGTTTCAACTAAGGGCTCAGTTGACATCTTTGTATATCATGGCAAACACCAGGTTGCTGGACCGTTTAAGGATAAAGCTTTGGCGATTGAAAAAGCAAATAAACTATTAAGTGAAAATTTTAAATATGATAAACATAGAAAGTAATCTCATAGGAAAAAAGGTTAAAGCAACTGAAACTATTACAACTCATAATGGTGCAATATATGCTGGTACTATTCTAAAAGTAAATGATATTAGGTCAGAAAAATTAATGGTTGAATGTCCTATGGGAAAGATACATTGGCTATCTAAAAATCATATAACTCTTATGTGAGATTGATATTTATTTAATAATTAAAAATCAAACCTTAGGAGTTTATATATGTACACAAAAGAAAAAATTGAAGCCGCTGTTAAATCTAAAGGATATGCTTGGTTTGAAACAGGCGACTATAATCTTAACATAGTAGGTGTTAGAAATTCTGAAACTGGCACTGAAGTAACAAACAAATTTGACGATAAAATTACGCTATCATTTATGTGTGATGGACAATGGGAATTTTATTGTTATGATTGCACAACAGATCCTGGAAGATACTGGGTTGAAAACATTATGAGAAAAGAAGGTGTAGCTGTCTTAAAGGAAGGACAATACAGAGGAAGCCATATTATTAGATTGCATCAAGGTAGATATGAAGCATTAGGTCAAGATAGAAATGTAACAGTTTACAGGGATAATAACAAAGATGGTAAATATGACCTAGATCCAAACAATACTCAAACAGGACTATTTGGAATCAATATTCACAGGGCTACTAAATGGGGTGGTAAAAAATCTAGCCAAGTAGATAAGTGGAGTGCAGGATGTCAAGTAATAGCAGCTAATGATGATTGGCATGAATTTATGGATATATGTAGAGTTGCTAGGGATAAGTGGGGTAACAGATTTACATATACTCTACTAGAAAGTAAAGATATAATATAAGTAAATTTCATTTTTTGAAGCCACTATATTATATTTATATTAATAGATATATAGTGAAAAAAGCTTATAACATAGGAAAAGAAAATTATGAAAAAATCCCAACTAAGAAAACTGATAAAGTCTACAATCTCCGAAGTTTTATCAGAAGCAAGAATCAAAAAAGGAAGTATTGTAATTGCCAAAACAGGTGTACACAAAGGTGATAAACATGAAGTAATACATGATTTTGGAAATGGAAAATTCAATGTTACACCTCTTTCATTTAGAAACAAATATCGTATGGGAGCTGCCGGTGCAGATGCTAAGGACTTAATACTTGTTAAAGAAACTAGAGAACAGGTACTTAATGAAAGGTTTGCGTCACGATTAGTACAAGACATGTTTAATAAAATGACTAGGTCTAGGGGATTTGGTAGTAGAGGAGACAAAAAGTTTTTTAATGCAGCATCAAAAGCGTATGGTATTGAATGGGATAAATTATCTGATGACGCAATATCAGGTCCTACTGCAAGGATGAAAAGACAAGGCCTTGAGTTTATACTATCAAAGACAAATCAAACAGTAAAAGGTACTGGGAAGTATGATTATGAACGTGCTATTCAAGCAGGACAATTATTAGGTGTTGCAATGAATGGTAAAGCAGTATACTTTGGAAAGAGTGGATTGAAAACTGGTGCACCTAGTAGCCGTGATTTTCCTGAATATGTAGGACTTAATGTAATGGGATTTAAAAATGCAGATAGCATTATCAAAAGACTTAGTCCTAATGTTGAAGTATACCAAGTAGACATTAGTAAAGCTGGTGGTGCTAAGGAAAAACAACAAGCTAGGAAAGATGCAAGAAGAGGAGCAACTGCACTTCTGGACTTTAATACAATTAAAAGAGAAAACCAAGCAAGATATGAAAAGGCACTAAGAGATAGGTTGGCAAATTCAAGTCCTGTTGATCAGGCCTATAAAATGGTTGAGGCCACTCAAAAAATGGCAGTTGCAGTTTCAAATAAAGATATTGAAATGTTGAAAAAAGGAATGGTCAGGGATAGTTGGTCTAGTAGAGGTGGTCAAATCAATAATGCATACAATCAAATGTTTACATCAATGCAAAGATTACTAAGTTTTGAAAATCAAGCAATCAAGGCAGCCGATAAAGATAAGGCAATGAAATTGAAAAATGGTGAAAAACCTGCATGGAGTGAAGAAAAGTATTATTTAGATCAAATGATATCCGAGGCACGTAATATACAAAGAGTGTTTAAGGAACTAAAAGCTGATTTATCTAAACTTAGCAAAGATAAAGACTATGTATCAATAAATCCAAGATAGGAGATCCAAATGAAACTAAAAAAATTAATCAATGAACATCATATTTTAGGAGATCTTCCATCATCAAAATTGAAAAAAATGAAGTGGAATCCAGTAACTGAAGAAGAAAAACTAGATGAAGCTCCAATGGATAAATCATTTGCAAAAGATTTTGAAAAAAGTACAAATGCATTTATTAATCACGTTCAATCAGAAATGAAAAATTCAGATAGTGGAGCCGACAGATTGGTGTTTAAAAAAATGTTACAAAATCTTCGAACAGTACAAGGCTACCCACAATTAATGACAAGATTGGTAGGAAGTAAATAATGCAAACATTTAATGATTCAGAATGGAGAAGAAAAATTCGTGAAACATCAATGACACGAGGATTTACAGCTGCTGTTGAAAAATTAAAAAAGGTTCAACTTCAACAACAGGAGCTTAGGAAAGATTTTGTGAAAGAACAAGATCCTAAAAAGAAAGAACAATTAAAAAATAAATTAGTGAAATTGCATAAAGATGTACAAAAGGCTGAGGCTGAATTCAATAAGGCAGTTTTAAACGAACCAATAGACTTGGACTAAAGGATATTAAATTATGGCAAAACGAGCAAAAAAAGTAAAAAAAGTTGTTAAGAAAGCGGTTAAAAAGACCGTTAAAAAAGTTTTAGATAAAACAACTGTTGATGAAAAAGTGGTTAAACACGTAAATGAAAATAGAAGTTTATACAATTTAATTTTATGTTACATTAAATGTTATGGTGGATATGTATTAGCATTAGGAGCTGGTTGCACATTCGGCGTTAATATTTGGGCAGGATTAGGATTAATAGTTGCAGCAGCAGCTTGGGGATGGTGGTCTACATGTGGATGTAAATTATGTAAAGGAGGTAAAAAAGGAAGTTGCTGTAAGGAATAACTGTTATGGATAAGTATGTTTATAGAGGTAAATTAGAAAGAGTTGTTGACGGAGATACTATTGATGCTCTTATTGATGTTGGCTTTGATATTTGGATTAAGAAAAGAATCAGATACAAAGGAATTGACTGTTGGGAAAGTAGAACTAGAGACTTAGAAGAAAAAAAGAAAGGCCTAGCTGCTAAAGAAAGAAATAAAGAGCTCTTAGAATCAGTGAGTTCTAAACCAGGACTTTTTAGATTAAAGAGTTATGGTGTTGGAAAATATGGTAGAGTTCTTGGTGAAATATTCATAGAGGATACAGAAGGTAAACAATATAGTATAAATGAAACTTTAATAAACGAAGGCCATGCATATACATATGAAGGTGGTAAAAAAAAATTATTTAAAGGATAGAATATTATGAAAATGAAAAACATACTTAGTGAAAAAGGCAAAGGACTTTGGCATAATATTCATGCAAAGAAAAAACGTGGTGAAAAATCAGATCCTAGATCTAAATCATATAAGGCAGCAGTAAAAGCAGGCGAGAAAATAAGAAGAAGTGAAACAACTAAGGACGGGGTTAATGTACCTGCACCACCAAATGTAACAGGACTTTTAAATGCCAACATGGATGAATTACTTATGGATATTAATGATCCTAAAACATTAAAAGAATTAGCAAAAAAACTTTATGAAAAATTAGTTTTCTATAGGGACAAACAGAAGAGAATCAGAAGATTTGATACTGAAAAGAGTAAAAACGATAAATTAAGGAAGTAGTTTTTACTATACTAAATAAAGGGGAAAATGTTATGAAAGTTAATTGGATAAATGGCTTTGATGCCGGAAACAAAAAAGAGAAGTACTATCTTGAATTTAGAGTTGGTACTTTTACTATTTTAGAAATAAAATGGGAAAAATCTAGATTTAGATTTATGTTATTAAATATGGGATTTGAAATATGAAAAAATTTCTGTTCAGTTTATTGTTGTTACCACTGTTTGTAATTTCACAAGACACAATTGTTGATCCACCATCTTATGGGTCAATTATGGAACCAGTCACTTTTAGATTGGATCTGAACGATATCACAGATGAGATACCTAATTATGAAGATGCACAAGTATTTATACAAACTAGTGTTGCAAATTGGGTTGACATACCAATGGAGGATATTGGAGGAAATGGTATATGGAGAAAGAATATTAATATTAGTCATCCGGAAGATGAAAACATAGATGTATTTTATAGATTTAAGATAACATCTTTTGGTGATAATGGTTTACCATATACAATGTGGGAAGGAGGTAATGTAGATACTACTTGCCTTTTTGATCCCGGTACTCAAGGTTTAGCACAAGGTGATATAAGACAGATACTATTTCCGCAAGAGTTAATTGATAATGGTACTTATGTTAATCCAACAGGTGAATATAAATTAACACATTGCTTTAATGAATGTGGTAATGAACCATGCGCACCAGAAGTAATAATATATGATTCTTGGATCAATATAGATGTTCATACGGATGATTGGCCTGAAGAAACAACATGGGAATTAGTAGATTCAAACGAAAATGTAATAGCAGAAGGTGGCCCATACGATTTAGATCAAACTTTATATAGTGAAATAGTAGAATTAAATTCGGGAGAATATTATTATTTCTTATTTGATTCTTATGGTGATGGTTTATGGACAGGTGGGTATGTTGAAATAACAAATACATGTGATAGCGTATTATTTTTTCATGAAGGATCATTTACCGGAAATACAATTGAAGAAATAGAAAATGGTGCAGAGTGGGAACAAAATGAATTAATAGAATCATTAACAATTGCACCATGCGCTCCACCAACATTAGGCTGTACAGATGAAATAGCAATCAATTTTAATGAAGAAGCATATGAAGACGACGGAACATGTGAATATTTAGAAGGATGTACAAATGAAAATGCATCTAACTATGATCCAGAGGCGGCAGTATTTCCATCAGGACTAATTTTTCCAGGAGGTAGTTGTAATACCACTGTGTGGGGACAAAACTATTTTGGTGTAGATCCTGATTTTTATTTTAATGGAAACCAAGATATATTTGAAGTTGGTAATAAATTATACATAGGTGAAAATACTTTCTATGTAGATTTTGTTGCAGAGGTTCAAGGTAACTGTAATGCTCCAGCAGTATTAATTTATGTATGTTATACAGAGGCAGAAGCTGATGGAAACTTAGGAACATTTTCACCAGGACTAAATGTTAATGCTGTAGTAGGTGAATATTGGTATATGGACCCATGTACATTTATTTATGGTTGTACAGATCCAAATGCATTAAACTTCAATCCTGAAGCAGGGGTTAATGACGGTTCTTGTATCAATATACCAGGTTGTACAGATCCAACATCTAATATGTACAATCCAGCAGCAACTATAGATGATGGTTCATGTGATGGAACCGACATATCTTGTTCTCCAGGAAAGACGGTAGTAACAGTAGAAATAACATTAGATCAATATCAAGAAGAAACTGGCTGGGCAATTTATGACGGAGGAGGAACTGTATTGGATTTAGTTGCACCAGGAACATATAGTGATATTCCTGATTATGGTATTGTTGAAAAACAAGTTTGTATTGATAATGGAACATCAGTTTTATTTAGTATAACAGATACTTATGGTGATGGTTTAGCTGGTTCAATATGGGGTGGTGTAGATGGATCTTGGATAGTATATACTCCTTGTGATACACTTTCAACTGGTGGTGGTAATTTTGGTCCTATATTTCAAGAAAACATATTTGTTCAAGAATGTATTGATGAAGTAATACCAGGATGTACAGATTCTGATTATGTGGAATATGATGTTTATGCTACAGAGGACGATGGAACTTGCTTAAATTTAAATGTTTATGGCTGTACAGATACTGATGCATATAATTACGATGAAGAAGCAACTTCAACACTATTTACTCCAAATTGTGATAATACATTAACATTGCAAGATTGGGGTGATAATGGCTGGGCTGGATCTTTCCTAGTAGTAACACAAGGTGATGATTGGTGGGGACCATTTACATTGGAGTCAGACCAATTACAATTAGACACAGTTTTAAATTTAAATACATCTGAAATGGTAAACACTTATTTTTACTCCTTTGGAAATTCTCAACAAACGGCAGAACAATGTAGATTTACAATAACAAATCCAGTAGGATTGGTAATAGCAAACGGAGGAACAAATCCATATACAAATCCAATACTATCTTACAATCAATATGGATTTATATACAAGGCAGAAGCTAAGTGTGGTGATAGTTGCATACCAAAAATTTATGGATGTTTAGATGAAGAGGCTATTAATTATATAGCAACAGCAAATACAACTGATGGCTCATGTTATTACAATCCAGGTTGTGATAATGAAGCATATACTGAATATTATACTTACATAGATGAATATGGAGTAGAAGCCGACTTTAATGATGGTTCATGCGAAGAGTTTGCAGTATTTGGATGTATGGATGATACACAATTTAATTTTGATTATAATGCAACAGTTAATGCAACAGCAATAGGGGATCCTACAGATCCATGTATACCTTACATATTAGGATGTACAGATGGAACTGCATTTAATTATGATCCAAATGCTAATTTTGATTTTGATGGATTGATTTGTGAACCGTTCATTTATGGATGTACTGATGAACTAGCATTTAATTACGATTCATCCGCTAACTCAGATAATGATTCTTGTATTCCAGTAGTTTATGGTTGTACTGAAGATGATGCCTTTAATTATGATATAGAAGCAAATGTAGATGATGAATCATGTATACCAGTAATAGAAGGATGTACACAAACAAATCAATTTAATTATGATCCAGAAGCCAATACAGACGATGGTTCGTGTTATCCATTTGTTTATGGTTGTTTAAATCCTAATTCATATACCTATAATGATTATGATAATGATGGTGTAGGAAATCCACTAACAGGAATAGATGGTGTAGATGTAAACACAAATAATAATTTATGTGAACCATTTATATACGGTTGTTTGGATGAAACAGCATTTAACTATAACCCTGAAGCAAATACAGAAGATGAAAACAATCCATGTGAGCCATTTGTTTATGGCTGTATGGATCCTACACAATTTAACTTTAACATCAATGCAAATACGGATGATGGTTCATGTATTGAATATGTATATGGATGTACAGATCCAGAAGCATTTAATTATGATGAGTTAGCAAATACAAATGTTGGCTGTGTATCATTTGTTTATGGCTGCACAGATCCTGAAGCTTTTAATTACAATCCTCAAGCCAATACAGAAGATGGTAGTTGTGAAGAAGTAGTAATAGGATGTACAGATGATACAGCCAATAATTATAATGAACTAGCAAACACTAACTCAGGCTGCATATATCCATCATTAGGATGTACAGATCCAGAAGCATTCAATTTTGACATCAATGCAAATGTTGATGATGGTAGTTGTGAAGAAGTAATAATTGGCTGCACCGACAATACTGCATTAAATTATGATGACTTGGCGAATACTAATAGTGGATGCATTTATCCTATTTTAGGCTGTACAGATCTTGAAGCATTTAATTTTAATGTTAATGCAAATACAGATGACGGAAGTTGTGTTCCAGTTATAATTGGTTGTACTGATTCTACTGCTAATAATTATGATGAAACAGCAAATACTAATAGTGGATGTATTTATCCAGTACTTGGTTGTACTGACCCCAATGCATTTAATTATGATGTTAATGCCAATGTAGATGATGATAGCTGTGAGCCAGTAATTATTGGTTGTACAGACGACACAGCTCTTAACTATAACTCTTCTGCAAACACAAATTCAGGATGTACTTATGCAATATATGGATGTACAGATCCAAATGCATTTAACTATGATGTTAATGCAAATGTTAATAATGGTTCATGTATAGATGTTGTAATTGGATGTACAGATTCAACCGCATTAAATTACAATTCAAATGCCAATACTAATAACGGTTGTATATATCCTATTTTAGGTTGTACGGATGAAGAAGCATTTAACTATAACTCAAATGCCAATACAGATGACGGAAGTTGTATTCCTCTTATATATGGATGTACAGATAATACAATGTGGAATTACAATGAAGAAGCAAATACTGAGAATGGTTCTTGTATAGAATTCGTTTATGGCTGTATGGATTCAACAGCATTTAATTATGATCCAACAGCCAATACTGATAATGGAACTTGTATTCCATTTATTTATGGTTGTACAGATCCTAGTGCGTTTAACTATAATGTAGATGCAAACACTGAAGACTTTTCGTGTATTGAAGTTGTGATAGGTTGTACTGACCCAGATGCAATTAATTATGATCCACTGGCAAATACAGATTCAGGAGCTTGTATAGATGTATTAACAGGATGTACTGACGTTGATGCATATAATTATAGTTTCACAGCAAATACAGACGACGGAAGTTGTGTTTATGATGCAGGATGTAGTGGAGGACCTGGTGTTCCATATTGGTTACCTAATGAATGTTTTGCATGGGTAATATCAGTAGACGATGAATGTTGTGATGGAGAATGGGATTCATTCTGTGTTGAATTATATAATTACTGTGATTTAGGATGGCCTATAGATTTACAGGAAATAAATAGGGAATTATTAATATATCCAAACCCAGTTACAAATATGTTAACTATTTCTGGATATTATGATTCTAATGTTGATATTTATGATATGAAAGGACAACTAGTAATATCAAAGGAAAAAGCAAACAGCATAGATATGTCAAGATTACCAGCCGGCATATATAATTTAAAAGTTTTATATAACAATAAGATAATTAATCAAAGGATAACAAAACAATGAGAATATTACTAATAACAATAATTATGACATTAAGTTCATGCATGGTATCACAAAAATCATTTGAAGATAAATGTTGTAAAATAGAATCAGAAATTGAAGAATTAAAAAGTAGATGTAATGGTATGGATTTAAAAGAACAAATTTTAAGACAAGCTATTGAAGATTTACAAGATAAACAAGAACTAAAACCACCTCACGACCCGGCAAATGAATAAATCAATTTACATATTACTAATTTTAATATTATCAGGTTGTTATGTAACTTCATATACACCAGATCCAATATATGAAGATAATTATCATTCATCTGAAGTTTATTGGGCAAATGATTATGAAATAGGTGGTGATCCTTATTGGGGATATTGGAGTGGATTCTATTACTATTATGGTGTTCCCCATTATTATCCTTGGTGGTATTACTATCAGTTTATACCTCCATATCACTATCATGTACATTCCCATATACATATTCAATGTAATAATGGAAACTATGTTTATGGACATAGGGGAACAGTAATAAATAATAAAATTGAAAAGAAATTTATTCCAACCATTAAATCAAAAAATAATAGTGATAAATCATTTGTATTTCCAAAAAACTGGAAAAGAGATAGTGGTATAAAATATAATATAAATAAATTAAACTATAATAGGACTTTTGGAAAACAATACAGAAGTAATTCAATAAATAAACAAAATAATAACCGAAACAAAATAAATACAACGAGGCGAAAAAAATGAAAAAGATTCTAGTTTTATTATTACTTCCTCTACTATGTTTATCTCAAAAAGATGATAAAAAATTTAATCTAGGTAAAGAAGTAAAAAAAGTTTTTAAGTTTTCAACATTCTATGCAGGGGCTAATGGGGGATCATCATTAACGGATGATAATATATATTCTATAACAACTGGCACATTAGATCAAGGAATAATTGAAACTCCGTTTGATTATTCAATTATATTTGGGGTAAGAAAAATTGCAAGATTTGGATACTTACCTAAAGAATCATTTAAAAAAGGAAATGAAAATTCTTTTTCAGATGCAGCTACTATGGGTAAGGTAACAGGATTTGAGTTTTTATTTGAGGCTGAATATAAAAGACAGCAAGGTTTAACATTTTTTGATCAACATCATTTTTTAAGATATGTTGCTGATAGGTGGATGACCAAAGCTGAATTTGTAAAGGATGGATTTGCTGATATTGAATACTTTGAAGCATCATTAAGATATAGATTAAAAGTAAATAGAAAACTATCATTTACAGTAGGAACGGCACAAAGACTATCTGAACCTTATGGATTTAATCCACTAGACGATTGGATATTACAAAATGGTAATTTGCATTATACATATTTAGCACTACAAGAAGGATATGAAATAGATCCATTCAATGAAGTATACACAGACCCAAGTGGAAAAGTAGTCGCAAATTCAAATGAAGTATGGGAAGAAGTTGTTATACCTCAAATGCTAGATGATTACGTAATAAGCGAAAAGAATAAACTACCAAATGTTTGGAATTACTCAGTGATTGCAGGATTTGATTACTATAGTTACAAAAAAGATTATTGGTTACATGCATGGGGTAATGTTTTACCATTGCATTGGTTAGATGATAATGAATATTCATATAATACGTTTAATGGTGGAAATTGGATAGATTATAGTGGAGGTTTAATCTTTGGATATTGGTTTAATAAAAATATGGGAATATTTATAGAAGGTAAATATAACAAATATTGGAATAGAGAATGGCACAATTTTAGCTTTGGTGTCAATTACAAGATATTTTAGGAGATAAATAATGGCAAAAGAATTAAATGAAGATACCTCGTTTAAGGTTAGTATAAAAACATTAGGAGCTATCGCCGTGTTTATTTTTACCATAGTTGGTCTATGGTTTACACTACAGGCAGATATTGCAGAAGCAAAGGAATTACCTGTACCTCCTCCTGCTGATGTAACAAGGATGGAATTTGATATGAAGGATAAAAACATACGATTGACTATTCAGAATACACAAAAAGATGTTGAAGAAATAAAAGAAGATCTTAGGCGTATTGAGGATAAAATCGATAGATTAAAATAAGGAATTAGAGTATGAAAAAATTATTAACATTATTATTATTAGTTCCATTTTTATGTTTGTCTCAAACACCTTGTGACGAAGATATTTGTGTAGTACAATTTAATGCTGCATGGAATTCAGGAAATGATGTAGAGTGGCACGGTAAATTAAAAGACTGTGAAATTAAATACATAGACATTGCAGCAAATCCAACAGCCGGTACTAAATATAAAATAACAGTTGTACCAACAATTATAGTTTTTAATGGTGAAGAAGTTAAAAGATTTGAGGCAGATATTTCATTTGCAATCAAAGAATCAAAGGGCGATATACAAGAAGTTGTAGACGAACTTGTAATGGATCAATTCTGATGTCACATAAAGTTTTCATTCGCCACACATACATTTACAAGTGCTCAGACGAAGAGTGTGGAGGTGAATGGAAAATAAATGAAGCAGTTGATCTTGAAAGATTAAACTGTCCCCACTGTGGTAAAAATGATACAGTTCACTATGTAATGGTGGATCAAAGAGAGAAGTATCAAAGAAAATGGGAATAACTACCACTTAAATTATCCGTTTGTATATGTCTTTATTATCCTTAATTTGATATTTATTATTGTATGAAATCATTAATGAACATATTAAATATGGATAAAATTGTGTACACTCAGAATGTATTACCTAAACATGAAAAGAAATTAAAAAGTCATGGTGGTATGTTTGAGGATTTTGACATATTTCAATTTAAAGCACTACCTCCACCAAATAATAGTTCATTAAAAACAAAACAAGAAATAAGATACATACAAAACATTCCAAAAAATGAAAAGGTAATTTTGGCAACTGATGACATAACAAAATACTTTGGTGACTACATCAATGATATAGGTTATACATTTCCAGAGGATAAGATTGAAAACATCCTTCAGGATTCATCTAAAGTGATATTGAAACTCAAATATCATCATAATAGGCCTAGGCCAAAACAAATGGCAGATATACTTGGAATGGATTTAGATACAACATATACGGACACAATGGAAACTCCATCATACCCTAGTGGCCACTCTACGCAAGGAATATTAGTTGCACTTATTCTTAGTGACCAATATCCTGAATTAAGAACAACATTAATGGATATGGGAAAAAAAGTATCATTTGCAAGACTTTCGGCAAAGGCACACTATCCAAGTGATTCAAATTTTGGAGAAGAATTAGGAATTGCATTGTATAAACATTATGTAAAAGATAGGAGCAAAAAGTGAAACTAAAAGTATTCAAAAAATTATTAAGAAACGAAATAATTAATGTATTGAAAGAAAATGCTGTTCCTGATCATGATGGTAAATCTGCCCCATTTGGTTCTGGGTATAAAAAAATGAATGAACTTGATGACAATGAAGGGCAAATGGCTAAAGCACAACTTGAACGTTCAATGGAATATTCAAAAATGATATACGATTTTATGATTGATTTTGGTGGTGACTCTGATAAGTTACAGTTTCCTGCATGGGTTCAGTCAAAGTTAACAAAGTCAATGGACTATTTACAAAGTGTATACAATTATTTAGATGGCAAGGATGGATTGGCAGATGATCCATCAGCATTAAGAAAGAAACAGGAATCTCATGTATATGGTCATGATGATGAAGATAGTGAATTAAATGAAGCTAGTTTTGCTGGTGATGTATCATCAATTAGAAAGGGTCTCAGATTATTCAAAATAGATTCTCCTAAAACATATAAAATATTAGATAGAAAATTCAAACTAACTAAGATATTAAATGTCCTTAATAAGTTGCAAGATTATATGGATGATGTCGAAGATGGAAAGATAAAACTTGGTGAAAGCAAATTAAATGAAGATGTATTCAAATCATTTTTAAGAGATGACCCAGCATTCAAATTATATACTGCAAAAAATACTGATAACCGAAAAAGTGTAATGGCTAGAAAAACTGACAGGACTTTTGATGATGGAGTGCCAGTACTAAAATTTATTGCAAGAGCACCAAAAAAACCTGCACCTTTGCCAAAAGGTTCATTTAAGATTATAGAAGACAATAAACATGGTTGGTGGTATTACCAAGTTGGTAGTACATGGTATGGTATAAGACAAAAAGATTATGGAACACCACCATTTGAATATTAATTAATGGAGAAAAATAAATAATGCCATATACAATTAGAAAACAGAAATGTAAGCAAGCTGATGGTGACTCTGGAAGTTATGTTCTTTCATATACTTCTAAAAAAGGTAAAAAATATAATAACTGTCACACTTCTAAAAAAGGAGCTCAAGACCAGATTGCTGCAATAGAAGGACCTAGAGAAATGGCTGAAAATTTTAAAGAACTATTAAAGAAAGAAGTTAAAAAAGCAATTGCTGAAATCGCTTCAGATGAAAGTAAAGTAAAACATAATAGACATTTAGATGAAGAACTACTAGTTCGTAATGAAGACCGTGAATGTTTTATTGAATACATAAAGGAAACATGTAGACCTGAAAATATCCAAGAAGCCGAATATCAAGGAAGACAGGTTAAATTAAATAAAGTAACTAGGACTACCGGTGATAAGAAATTTCAGGTATATGTTAAAGATCCAAAAACAAAGAATATTAAAAAGATATCATTTGGTGATGGAACAGGTCTTAGTATTAAAACAAAAGATCCAGATAGAAGAAGAAACTTTAGAGCAAGACACAATTGTGACACTCCTGGACCTAAAACAAAAGCAAGATACTGGTCATGTAGAATGTGGTCAGGACCAGATGCTGTTAAGAATATGTTAAAGAAATGATAAAACTAAAAAACATAATAGAAATGAATAGGATTGGTAATTTTACCTGGTCCGGACATATTGAAAGGGGAAGATCATTAGATAATACTGTTGGTGGTCAACCTGCTGGAAAATCGGTTCCTAGACGTGTTGCTGAAGATGACTATGCAGGAACACCAGCTGGTATATCCCTTAAGAATGAATTTGTTGGTGCAATATCTTTAGGCTTACTTATTAAATTTTTAGTAAGATACTTAAAAAGAAATCCTCAACATATGAATAAAATAAAATCATTTGTAAAAAAACTATAAGTGGAATAATTATGATAAATTTAAAAAACATAGCAGAAGAAAGTAATTTAATTCCTAAAGACACAGGACCTATATTTGGATATCTCAATGAAATATCTACAAAGCAAGGATTAGAAGATGTAATGAAAGGAAGAACTACTTCTATTGAAGGTATTAAAGTATCAAAGGACTTAGCCCAAGGTTTAATGAGTTTTATTAATATGTCACCTTATGGTAGAAAATATGGTAAACAAATAATGAAAGGTCGTTTTGCTTCATTAATTCGTCCAGCAAATGCATTTGGAGTTGAACGATATCTATCACCAAAAGCCAAAAAGGAATTTAAAACAATATTTAAAAATATGAAATCTTCTAATGAAATAAAGGAAGAAAAGAAAGATATCTTACTTGGAAAAAAGAAAGGGCCAGCTGGAGCAGATCCAAAAAAGACTCCAGGATATTACAAAGGACTTTCTAAAAAAGATAAAGAGGAAAGGTCTAGGGTGATAAAAAGAAGAACAGCAATGGACGATGATGATCCAGATGCATATAAAGCATTTAGAAGCGATAAAGGTGTAAAGACAAAACCATCGGTTCATACAAATAAATTTAAAAAAATGTTTGGTGAACAAAAGTGGAATACTTTAAGAGAAGTATTTAGAATGTCAAAAGGTCTAAATGAAATGAGTGCAGCTGTAAAAAAAGCACTAAAAACAAAAGCTGAAAAATCAGGAATGCCATTTGGAGTACTTAAGCAAGTATTTAATAGAGGAATGGCTGCATGGAAAACAGGACATAGGCCTGGGGCAAGTCAACAACAATGGGGATATGCAAGAGTAAATAGTTTTGCAACAAAAAGTCCAGGAACTTGGGGTAAAGCAGATAAAGATTTAGCTAAAAAAGTTAGAGATAGGAAGAAGAAAAAGAAATGATAAAATTAACAGATATATTGATCCAGGTATGTAATGAAGATGTTAGAAAAGTTGGCAATAAATTTTGTGCATATGTAGATGATAAACTAACTAAGGCTGAAAAAGAAAACAATCCTAAAAAATATAAAGGTAAAAAGATTGGAAGTATCCAAAGAACTAAATCTGGTAAACCTAGAATGAAAGCACGTGCATGTTACCAGTCAAGAAAAAAGGCCAATAATGCAATGGCAGCTGCAATGATGGGATAGAAAAATGATTAAATTAAAAACCATATTGGAAAAATTTGATAGTAAAGCTCAGCAGAGGTTTCTATATGCAACAGATCCTAAAGCCGCAAAAGAAAAAGGCGAAAAAATGACCAAAAAGGATTATGAAGAATTACCAGATAAAGTAAATGAAATTAGCCCAGGCCCTTTTGGAATAACAATGGCTATAGGAGTAATATTGAAAGCACTATTAAAGTGGTATCAACAAGCAAACTCGTCTGATAAGAAAAAACTAAAAAAGTTTGTGGATGATCTGTGATTAATCTAAAAGACATATTACCTGAAGCAGAAAAAAGGACCCCAAGAAAAAAAGGCCAAAAGAAGAAAAGTAGTAAACATTCTGATTTATTTACTGATGAAGATCCTAAAGGTACAATTCATGGACTAGGATTTAAAGATGCCAAAACGGCGAGTGCCGGTGTTGCTAAAATCAATAAGGCCAAACGAACTCATGCACATAAAGTTCAGGCAACATTGGTAATGAAACAACGTGCAAAAGTTGCAAAAGAAAGAACAAAGGATCCAGAAAAGAAAAAAGATCTAAATGCAGCCTTTAGAGTATGGTCAGCACATTTAGAAAAACTTAAAGCAAAGACTAAAAAAATGAATGAAATGAGTGCAACGGCAAAAAAGCATGGTAAGTTTGGTTTAACAAATGTACCGTTTCCTACAGAAGAACCTAATGAATTTGCATATATGGATTTTGTGAATTACATCAAAAAAAATGAAAAGAAAATGATTAAATTTCTTAAACCAATTAGACCTGATGCAATGTTTAAAGCTTTAGAAAATATATGGTCAGGATGGGATAGAAAAACTAACCAAGGAGCTTTTTCAAATATTCGAGGCAATAAGTTTGGTAGAAAACTAGTTTTAATGCTAAGAAATGATGGTTTATTATTTAATAAGGACAGTAATAAGATAACAAACCTTAAGGAGAAAAGTATGAAATTAAAAAAAATAGCAGAAGCATCAAATGTCTGGAAAATATTTGATATGAAACAAAAGTTACAAGGTGATATCATAGATCTTGAAATGGATATGAAAATGATCAATAAAGATTTAAGCCAACTTCATAAGGATATGGAACAGGAAGCTGAACCGGAAGGTGGTCCTAAAGCCACTATGTATGGTAGAGAGATTGAAAAGAAAGAAAAAGAATATAAAAAGAAAAAAATGGAATTCAAAAAACTTATGGCTAAATTAGATAGATTAGAGATGTTTTAAATAACAAGGGAAGCACAACGGCGGTGACGCTATGAAAAAATGTTTCAAAATCGGTTAATTAAAGGTTGCTATTTGATATATATTAATATGAACACGTATAATCATGTGGTAACGCATAAATATAGAAGAATAAATGGTCAGCAGGCCTTTTTGGTTAATTTAGTAGATGGGGCTTCAGGAAGTCCTCTAGAATCAAAAGTTGCTGATACAGAAAAAGAAAAGGTTATGATCGCAAATCAAATGGCTGAAAAGCATTCAGTTTCAAAAATAAGTCACAACACAGGATATTCATTAGTGGCTAAAAATCAATAGGAAATGTTTTAATATATCAAGTTTTTTTGTTATATTTGTATACTAAGAAAATTGCTCATGAGAGCAATCTAAACTGAAGGGATGAGATAGGAATAGAAATAGGAGAATTATATGAGAAATTTAATTTTAACATTAGCTTTAGTATGTGGATTTGTTTTCACATCAGAAGCACAAAACGCTAAAGGCGATTGGTATGTAGGAACTGGTGATATCACTGGAGTTTCTTGGACTGACTGGGCAATTGATGCAACAGTTGGTTATGCATTTACGGATGCATTAATACTAGGCGGAAGCATATCTCAGGATAATGCAGATGCTGATATGAATCTAGATTTTTATGCTAGATACTTTTGGAACGGTGTGTTTATTCACGCTGGCATGAATGGTCTCAACTTTGATGAGATGGAGTTAGGTATAGGTAAACAACTTTCTTTAAGAAATAATGTTTATGTAGACCCAACATTAATTTACAATGCGGGAGCTGAAACTGTAAACCTAGGAATAGGTTTCGGATTTAAGTTCTAATTTAAACCTACATCACCTTCAGTAATTATTAATCTTTAAAAAATTTAAAGGAGAAAACAATGGATTCAGTAATCAAACATGTAAATGGATTTTTCGGTGGATTAGGTACTTTAATGTTAGCTATCTTACCAGTAACAATCTTATGGCAAGTACTTACAGGTACTACTGTGTTTGGAATGGATGTTATTGCTAATCTCTCTACTCTTGTAAGTTCACTAGGTAATGGTGGATTTGTAGGACTAGTAGTATTAGTAATAATTGCTTCATTCTTTATGAAGAAATAGTTACTTTTTATTAGTATTAGAAGGCCTCAGAGAAATTTGGGGCCTTTTTATTTTATTTTGTCAATAATTTTTGTTATATTTATTTATCTATGGAAACAACAGCATTTAATAAAGGATGGAAAATAATATCATCCTGTAAAGATAGGGACCAAATATATGTGGCATTTAACTATGTTAACAATTTTAGAAATATGTTTGGTCATACATTAAAATATAGATATTTATACAACTATTGTGTTAAAAGAAAAAAATTATTATGAATAAATATTGGACAACAAATACAACTTATGGTGATATTGAAATAAATTACATAATAACCAAAACAGATAAGGAGATTACGCATGGGTATGAACAAGAGATATGTTAGTAAAGAAAATCTAATCAGGGAATATAGGGATTCAGGAATGGCTGGAGTTGAAGAATTTTTACTATCAGCTGATGCATTAATAATAATGGATGACTTTACTTCTACAGTTGTAGAATACTTTGGAAGTGAAATGATTAATGACTCTGAAAGATGGAATGAAATATCTAGACTTATTTCCTTTGAATCAATAAAGCATGGATATAGTTAGAAAGAGACATAGTAAAAGACCACTGTTAAAGGCTGAAATAGAGTTAGCCATGCAAAACACAAGGTCAAATAAAGAAGCCGCTAGGTTTCTAGGTGTATCATATAATACATATAAAAAATATGCAAAAATGTATAAGGATGATGATACACAAAAAACTCTTTTTGATAAACACTTAAATCTTTTTGGACGAGGTATACCAAAAAAACGTGATTATCATAAGATTCCTTTAAATGAAATACTTGAAGGTAAACATCCAACATATCCACGAAATATACTAAAAGAAAGATTAATAAAGCATGGCTACAAGGATGGTTCATGTAGTAATTGTGGATTTTGTGAATCTAGGGTAAGTGATGGTAAAATACCACTTCTTTTAGAATTCTATGATGAAAATACCAATAACTTAGGTATAGATAATCTATACTTATTATGTTATAATTGTCACTATTTACTAATAGGTGGACTAAATGTAAAGAAATCTAATAAATTAATGGGAATGGACTAATATGAAAACAGCAATAAAAACAATATTTTTTATAGGATTTACAATTTTATTATTATTTGTATTAAATCAAAATAAAGAAATAGAAAAATTACATCAAAAGGAAAAAGAATATCATGAAGCACTAGATTTTTTAGATGATATGATAGATAGTTTAAATTTAGAAATAAAAGATCTATTAAAGGATTTAGATTCTATACCTTCTCCAATAAATGTAAAAGCAACAATGTATCACCCAGTTGAATCACAATGTGATAGTGATCCTTTGATAACGGCTGACGGTAGTAAAATAGATCCTCATAATGTATCAGATTGGAATTGGATTGCCGTTAGTCAAGATATGCTACTAAAAAATGGTGGAATTTTTGAATACGGAGACCAGGTATATATAAAAGGAACTCATAAGGATGGGGTTTATACAATACATGACTGTATGAATAAAAGAAAGACAAAACAAATTGACTTTTTAGAATCAATAGGTACTAAACAATATAAGTATGATAATGTAGAAATATTTGCATTAGATATGTACTCAGAGGTGTATGCGTCAAATGAATAAAAGAAATAATGAATTCTATATTTTAATAAAGTGGCATTACAATCCAACAACAAATGCAGTTGGAAAGAAAAAGAACTTACCAGTATTAATGTTAGATTCTCATGGAGATCCGTTAGAATTTGATGACAAAGATTCAGCAAATGAATTTTTGGAAATAATGAATATCAATACTAATCAAGGATTTAGATATGAAGTTAGACAGATAGGTAAGAAATATCTAAAAGTTAATCAGAAAAACTGCAATTGACAAATTGTCATTAAATTCTGACATATTGTCACCTAAAAAATTTTTTTATCCCAATTTAGTTGGTTATATTTATATTAAATAAAAACAATATGGCTAACAAGCAAATTAAGAAAATAAAGCATAATCATCCAATTTATCCACCCAGTTTAATGAATTTAAACGGAAAAAAATACTTAATGCCTGGATGGGTAGAAGTACCAAACAATACTACATTGGATGATATTGATTGGACTCCACCTAAACAACCAGAAACAACTGGTGAGTGGGAGTTTGAGAGTTCAAGTAGTCCTGGCGTTATGTACAAAGTAACAGAAGTTAGTGGTTCATTAAAATGCGACTGTCCTGGACATCAATATAGAAAAGTAAAGTGTAAACACATAAAATCAGTAGAGAATGATAGACAATAATTTAGGAATATTAAATCAATTTGTAAATGAAATGAAAAGTACTTCTTCACTTAATGAAAAGAAGGCTATCATAGATAGTTACAAAGACAATGAATTTGTTATGAAGGCTATAAGATATACTTATGATCCATATAAAAAGTATAATGTCACAAGTAAAAATTGTAAAAAGAATAGTCATTTAACAACAAAGTACCCTCACGATACAATATTTAATTTATTAAAACATTTAGATAGAAGAACTTTTACTGGCCATTCAGCAATTGAGGTTGTAAATGGATTTGTTGAAGCAAATAAAGAATATGAAGATCTAATTTTTGGCATTCTTGATAGAAATATTGAAATAAGAGCAAATGCTAGTGTATTTAATAAAATAGTTCCAGGACTTGTACCAACATTTGATGTTGCATTGGCAACTAAATATGAACCAAGATTTTGTGATTTTGATAATGAAGAGTGGTTTGCAAGTAGAAAATTGGATGGCGTAAGATGTATTGTTAGAAAAGAAGGCGATACTATCAAAGCTTTCTCAAGAGCTGGGAATGAATTCACAACTTTACAAAAAGTATTAGATGATGTAGCAATGATGCCAGGTGACTTTGTTTTAGATGGGGAGATATGTTTGATGGATGAAAATGGCAATGAAGATTTTCAAGGTATCATGAAACAAATCAAAAAGAAAGAACATACTATTGAGAATCCAAAATTTGTTATATTTGATTACATAACACTAAAAGAATTTGATACAAAGGAAGGAACTACAAGGTTATCGGACAGAATAGATGGATTGTCGGTACTTAATAAATCTTTAGAAAAAACATTAAGTGTATTGGACCAACATAAAATTGAAAGTGAAGAAGAACTTTTAGAGGTGACAGCTGAAGCTGAAGCCAATGGTTATGAAGGAGTTATGTTAAGAAAGAACGTTGGTTATGAAGGTAAGAGAAGCAAGAATCTTTTAAAATGTAAAAAATTCCATGATGCTGAATATATTGTTGAAAGTATTGTAAATGACACAATGAGATTTATTGAAGATGGACAAGACGTTGAAAGAGAAACATTAAGTTATATAACAATAACTCATAAGGGATATGAAGTAAGAGTAGGTTCAGGATTCTCTAAAGAGCAAAGAGAAAAGTATTACACAAATCCAGAATCTCTTATAGGAAAAACAATTACCGTACAATATTTTGAAGAAAGTAAAAACCAACAAGGGGAATTGAGTTTGAGATTCCCAACCATAAAACATATATTTGAAAATGGAAGAAATGTCTAATAAAAAGATTGATATGGACTATGATGGTATGGGTAATCAAGGAAGATTTCCAGAACCAATAAAAAAACCAATAAAAAAAATAAATAATATGAAAGATACTACAGGAAAATTTTTAATGTTTGCAATAGCATTTTTATTGACAATGTTAATTATGTTAACAGGATGTGAAAAAGAGGAATTTATAGATGACTCAGAATGTTGCACAGAATGTTGTGAACCTCAAAGAATAAAGCCAGAGGTAAGCATGATTGAATCTGTTAAGCCAAATGTTAGTACAATTGAACAAGTATGTTGTGATTGGGACGCTGCAAATTTTCAGTTTGAATTTCAAGGTCATAATGTAAATCAATTGTATTTTACAAATAGCTCATTATGTAATGATGAATTATGTGTTTACTACTAAATAAAAATTTCTAAAAATAAGAGTAATTAAATAGAAAAAATATTTATATAATATGGAAGAATTATTCAAATATGGATTTAATGATAGAGGAGAAGTTGATGAAATGGTTGACTTAATAAGAGATGAAACTCTAAATGTAGGATTTTTAATGATAGTTGAGAATACTTATGAAGACCTAAAGTCATTAGGAATAGAAAATCCTAGAGCCATTGCACAAAAGTTGATAGAGTATTTTGAATCTACTGAAGAATATGAAAAATGTTCTAGGTTACTTAAATTTATCAAAAAATCTAAAAAAGTTATTAACAATTCTAAAAAAAATGCATAGTTGGGAGAAAAAAGTTGTGAAAAAATTTTTTTTTGTCAATTGTTATGGTTATTTTTATATATAACAAATTGGAAATAGTAGTTAATTAAAAAGACAATTTATGAATAATAACAATACATATGGAAACTCATCATTTTGGTTCAATGACCAATGGAATAACGAAGACGGATTTGATGTAATTACTGGTGAAGCTTTAGAAGTAAAACCTGGTAAAGACCTCATAAAATTAGCAGCATATCAACGTGCAATTGCAAACTTCGTAAATATAGTTACTGGTCAAAATATACCGGTAAAATTTAAAAATAATAATGATGGTAATAGTTACACTGATGGCAAATCTGTTACAATCAGTTCTAACTTAAAAGAAAAAGATTTTGATCCAGCTGTTGGATTAGCATTACACGAAGGTAGTCATATAAAACTTACCGACTTTAAAGTTCTTAAAGATTTAGTTGATGGAGATCTTTTCCCTGATGAAATAGTTGATTTTATTATGATGAAATATAGTGTTGACAAATGGGTTGCTCATAACTATATTGTCAAGTATGTAAAAATGTTACTTAACGTAATAGAAGACCGTAGAATAGATAACTTTATTTACAATTCTGCTCCAGGATATCAAGGATACTACCATGCAATGTATGATAGATACTTTAATTCTAAAATAGTTGATAAAGGTCTTAAATCATCTGAAAAGAGAGAAGCAAACTGGGAATCTTATTCATTTAGAATTATCAATATTACTAATCATAATCGTGATATGAAAGCATTACCTGGTCTTATGAGGATATGGAAAGTATTAGACCTTAAAAATATTGGTAGATTAAAAAACACTCGTGATTCATTAGATGTAGCATATGAAATATTCAAAATAGTTGAACAGTATATACCAGCTAAAGAAGATAGTGAATGTAAAGGTAAATGTGATAGTGGTAATGGTTCTGAAAATGGTAACGGAAATGATACTACATGTACAGGAATAACATCAGATGATGGTTCTATTGCAGAAGGTGGAGAGGCTAAAAAAGGTTCAAGCAATAAAGGTGGTTCTACACAGGCACCAGAATTATCAAGTTCTCAGCAAAGACAATTGGCCAAAGCAATTGAAAAGCAAGAAACAATGCTTAATGATGATATCAAAAAAACTGGCCTTAGTAAAAAGGATGCAACTATTCTTAATACATTATCAAAATCAAATTCATATTCAACACAGAAAGTTGCTCAAGGAGTAGAATATAATAATGATTGGCAAAACCGAGTATGTAAAGGCGTAAATGTTCTTATTGTTGATAATGTAACTAAAAAAACAATTGAAGACGATACATTTGATATTTTCTTAAAATCAAATGGTATGAATGATAGGGATCATTATTCTGATTTTAAAGTTTCTGAAATGACAAATACTATTGACGAAGGATTTAGATTAGGTGCAAGATTAGGTACTAAACTAAAGGTAAGAAACGAGGTTAGAAAATTGGATTTTAATAGATTACCTAAAGGACGTTTAGATAAAAGATTATTGGCATCACTAGGATATGGTTCTCAAAATGTATTTAAAACTTCAGTATTTGAAAAGTTTAATGCTGCAAATATTCATGTAAGTATTGATGCTAGTGGTAGTATGTCTGGTGCAAGATACCATAAGGCAATGGTTACAGCTGTTGCAATTGCTAAAGCTGCACAAATGGCAGGAAATATAAATGTACAAATATCATTTAGAACAACTTGTGAATTAAACAGGATTCTTACACCAGTTATTATTATGGCATATGATAGTAGAAAAGATAATATCCACAAAATTAAAAGTATATTTCCTCATGTATGTAGATTAGGTGTAACACCAGAAGGATTATGTTTTGAAGCAATACAGAAACAAATATTAGAATCATCTAATGATATGGATAGTTACTTTTTAAATCTTTCAGATGGTGAACCTTGGTTTAAGCAAGAAGGTACAGGATTTGAATACTATGGTTCTAATGCCATTAAACATGGTAAAGGTGAAGTCAACAAAATGAGAGATAAAGGTGTAAATGTTTTAAGTTACTTCATAGATGGTAATAAAGCATCAGGGTCTTGGATTAGATTTATGGAAATGTACGGAAAAGATTCAGAAGCAATAGATACAACAAACATAACTCAGTTAGCAAAAACATTAAATAATATGTTCTTAAAAAAGTAAAGATATGAATGAAAAAAGGTTATATGAATTTCAAAAAATAAAGAAATCAATCAAAAGAAAATTTCCAAATGCAACTACAAAGTTTTCAACTTCAGCAGGATATAAAGTTGAAGATGGAAATGGTAAGGCAATTATTGCAAATTATCCAGATCTGTGTTACTCGGATACAGTATTTGGTGCTTGGAAAAACACAAATATTGTTCTACATTGGAATAATATCGAGAATAGAAATGTAAAAAAATCAAGAATAGACATAAAGAATATTGTTGGAAATAGTGACAATATACCAGCAAAGGAGGGTTGGGAATATAAAGATTCTCATGTTTCAAATACTGGTGAAGTTTATGACGAAGCAAATCAATTAATGGAGGAATAAAATATGTATTATGTAGCAAACGTTAGATTCACAGACGATAGTCGTAAAGGTGCAAAACAATTCACAAAGGAGTTTTTAGTAGAGGCAGTAAGTATTACTGATGCTGAAACGACTTTAACACGAGCTTTAACTGAGGAGGGAACAATATTGGACTATGAAGTTAGAGGTATACGTGCAAGTAGAATTGAAGAAGTTTATGCAAAGCCTGAATAGTTATGGCATGGGAAGATTTATTCTGGGAAATTCACAAGTATGTTGAAGACTCAGGGAAGAAGAAACAGTTTAATGAAGAACTAAAAAAGCTTGAAGAAGATGAACAATGGAGATACAGTGACACAAGATCATTGTGGCAAGAGGCTTATTACAGGATACAGGATTAATGAAATCATTAGTAACGGGAAAAATAGATATGAAAGTACATATTTGGATAGATAAAAATGATGTTAGTAATTTGGCTAATGGAAAAACGGATATAGATTTTTGGTATAGGAAGCCTAGCTTTCCTAATAAGAAAAATAGAGAAACTGTAATGGTATCAACATCAGCTGATACATTTCAAGCCTTGTTAGATCATGAGGCAGTAGATGATATTCAAGATGATGAATTTTTGGAAGCATTTGGTGATTAATGACTATGCCAAGAAAAACTAAAATAACATATGCATATCATGACTATGTCCATGCATGGAAAACATTAAAGGAAGCAAAAAGAAACTATGACCTTGGTCTAATTTTGAGAGAAGAACTTTTTGATCACCAAATGTTTGAACACGAAATGGAATGCGAATTTATAGATGTGCTTAAGAGTAGATAA